TCAAGCCTGCCTCCTTTTCAGAATCGTCAGCGCTGGTGCGCGCGAGTCGGTTACTGATACCTTATTTGCAGCTTCAATCAGTTGGTCCAGCTCTGCGGCCGAGTAGTGACTGGTGATGCTGCCGTTCTTGTGTCCAAGCAATGCCTTGCGATCCTCTTCGGTGACACCTGCTGCGCGCAGTCGTCTGCCAAAGGTGTGCTTCAGGTCGTGAACCCGGATCTTGGTGAACCCTTCATGTGGTGCTCGAAGATGTTTCTCGAGCCACTTCTTGGTCGCCCTGATCCTTGCTCGCTTCCAGGCCGAGTCGTTCATCCGGTGAATCATGGTGGCCTCACCATGTTCATCAGGCATCCCAAATGGGAATACGAAATGCTTGTGCTGCCCGCGCTGCTTTTCGATGATCGACTTGGCCACACTGTTCAATATCACCAAGCGCTCGTCCCGGTTCTTCACGCCGGATCGTTCGCTCCTGCCTCCAAAGCCGGCCGGGATCAGAAACACGCTCGTTCCCAGTTCCGGCACCGCAATCTCCCATTCCCACCGAAGTTTGCACACCTCCTGTTCGCGACAACCGGTGTTCACCTTGAACATCGCCATGACCTGCAGATGCGCTGGAAGCTCAGAGAATAGGACCGATTGCTCTTCCCACGAAAGCGGGTAGGGCTTGCGACTGGTCGTCTTCTCATCCAGCAGTGAGATCATCGGCACGGTATCGAGCCAAGGCCTGCGCTCATCATCTCGCCACTTCCTGGCACACAGGTTCAAAACCCGAATTACCCGTTGAAGGGCGATGTTCACAGTCCTATTGGTGACTGGCTTCTTCTTTTTGTCTGTCGGCTTCAGCTTCGACTGGATATACGGCGCCAGTGCCGCGTCATCTATATAGGTGATCGGCAAGTGTCCAATGAAGGGATCAAGCTGAGCCATATACGTCGCCGAAATATGGATCGAGGGCTGATCCTGCACCTCCAGAAGAAACTTGGTGGACGCCTCCCGCCAAGTCCTGACCTGCTTTACCCCGTAGACCTTCTGTTGGCGTAGCTTTTCGAGCAAGTGAATCAGGAATTGCTCTGCTTCCGCCCGGTCACGAGTGCCAGTACTCTCTTGAATTCGTTCTCCTCTGTAGATTTTGTCGATTTTCCAGATGCCGCTCGGCATCTGCTGGAGCCCTGTGATTGCTTTTTGGGCCATAGTGGCGCATCTCCTTTTGCTCCACTGCGGCGCTCGCTGCGGGGCTGATTGTTGTCTTGATTGGCGGCCTTTTCAATCGACTTGCGCGCGACGTAGGCGTCGGCCCATGCATCCAGCTCGGCGCGGTCGAACCCAACCCCTTGTTTGCCAATGGGGAATTCGCGGATGTATGGGCGCACATCGGAATCAAAAATAGCGCGGCACATGCCCAGGTAGGCCGGTGCGTGCTTGGCCCGGATGAAGCGGGGGAGAATCGCGAGTTCGGCGCTCATGGGCTCTCCTTACTGATGGCTTTGTAACCTTCGATTTCAGCCATGTCCCGGTCATAGTCGCGGCGCGTCACCGGATGCATGTCGTCCGGCTGTTGGCCTTGGTACTTCTGGATAAATTCGCCTGCGAGCGATTCAGTACATCCGGCCAGGGCCTGCCGTAACCGATCAATCTGCCCGGCGATATGCTCCTCCAGTGATACCTGGTCCCGCTGCCAGTCGCGCTCGTCGTGCACATAGCCGAACCGGGCGCACAGCGCCCGGTGGAAGTTCTTGAAACTGGCGTGGGTTTCCTGAAACAGATTTCTCATGGCTTTACTTCCTTGCTCATCCAGTCAGCGAAACACTCGACGGTCATCGTCGTTTCGCTGTCCGGGAAGTCGACGGCCAGTTTCTCCATGAGGTATTCGTACAGGCTGCGCCGGCCGTCAGCCGTAGCAGTGCCCATGTCGATGGCAGTGAAGCCCGGCGTCGAGCCGCCTCTCAGGTGTTCGATCATCTGCGCCTGATTGGCGATGGTGGTCTGGGCCGCAATCAGCTCACTGTTTTCGTGTAGACATTTCTGGAGCGGGTGGAGAGCCGCATCGCAGTTCTCGCACACACCATTGTTGGCGGCCATGAAGCCTGCGCCATAGCTGTTTGCTTCATGCCCGTCACCGCAGGCGCACCAAACTGTTTCTTTATCGCTCATACTTTTCTCCAGGTAGCAGCCGACACCCGTGCCCAGCGCTCGGTCGTGACGATGATGAAATTGCGGATACCGGTCAGGACCTTGTGCATCTCGCCGTCGAACTCGACGAAGCTGTCCTTTTTGCGGATGTCGGGGACGCGGTCGATGGTGTCGAGCAGCTTGCCCGGGCCGCCATCGGCGTGTTGTTCGTGGATGTCATACTGCATGGCGAACCTCGCTGATGACTTTCATCATGCCCTTGGCGTAGTCCGCTGGATGGGCCAGCGCCGCCGCTTCCAGATTGCAAACCATCGTTTCCACCGGCCCGCGCTTATCGAACATGCAGCGCGGGAGATAAATGACGGATGCAAGCATCTCTGCCGCGTAGGAGCGGCCCTCTCTTTCTTCAATGTGAGACATAGGTACTCCATGCCGCGCGTGGCGGCAGAAGGTGGTTATTGGGTGGCTTTGGCGATTACGGCGCGAGCGCGCTCAACATAAATCTTTATGCCGGGGTTGGTGCTGGGCGAGTCCAGGTCGAAACGTTCAGCAATGTCATCCGCCAGATCTTTCAAAGCCTCGATCAGCTCTTCAGACAGTGCGCGCTCCTCCCTGCCGATATCCCAGAAGCGCTGACCCCAGTGCCCGGCTGGCGGCGGGTTTCGGTTTTGCACTCCGAAGGCCATCGCACCAACGACTGAATCGAGCAGGTCGCTTTTGTAGGCGTTGTCGCCGTCGATGCTGGCGCCTTTGCGCCGAAGATCGTCCAGCACTGCATCGAAGTCATCGGTGGTCGGCTTATCCAGGCCGTTGTATGGGGCGTAGCCTTTCAAGAGTGGTGAGTCAGCCACCTGATGATGCATGACCAGATGCTTTCGAAGCCTGGTGATATCGGCCTTCAAGTTGGCGATTTCTTCGGATTCAGACATAGGAATTCCTCGCCCGCCGTACACCGGCAGGCTGGTAGGTGGAAGAGGGGTTAAGCTGGCTCGTTTCCAGATTTCATGGCGTGAAGCTTGTCGCGCTGGATGATTTCAGTGCAGCGAGGGTCGCCACAGAAGCATTCATCAGGCATGCCCTTCGGATCAGTCATGCAGCAGTCAGAGCAGATCCACCCGCATTCGCCACGCGCCGCTTGATCGGTCCAGTCGCGAGTAGCTTTGTTCATTTCTTCAATGTGCTGATCGAGCTTTTCGGCCTCGATAACCGTGACATTCAAGATCATCACCGCGGCCCCTTGTAGCAGTACACGTAGGCGAACCAGGCGAGGGCTGGCGCTGCGAGCAGGATCATCAGCATTCGCTCCAGTTCATGGCTTGCACGTATTCGCACGGAATGATCAGGCTGTTCTCTGCCGGCACGGTGGCCTGCACGGTCTTGTCACCGAAATAGCCAATGGCCGCCTTGGCGCGCTCCAGCGACAATTGCGCGTGGCGCATCTGCCACTCCTTGCGGTGTTTGTACGACCCGAGCGCCAGCTCCTTGTCGGTGTAGGCGTAACGCCGGCCATGTTCGCCGCCAGCCTTAAGCACGCGTGTGCGGTGCTTCTTCACCGAGGCCTCACGCTGCGAGCCGCCAAACAGGTTGTCGAGGAATTCACTCAGGATGTACCAGCACTGATCGGTTTCGCCGACCACCACATAACGCTGGCAAGTTACCGCAAGGCCTGTCGGGCAAATCTCGTCGACGTAGCGGTAATGATCCGGGCCGAGCTTTTTCTTTTCCATGGGTGCACTCGTCCTTGCCGCTATAGCGGCTGACTTTGAAGGGGGAGGGAGTTACTGGCTGTTGTGCATGAAGCGGCAGGCGAGCACTACGGTGAGAAGAGATAACAGCGACCCGTAAACGACGATGTTTATGAACATGACTGAGTCCTCATAGCGCGAAGTTCGCTTTGGAAGGTGGAACGGTGGAAGCCGATGTGGTGCTCGACGTCGTACCAGGTTGAGCCGGCGGCGCGCATGTCGAGCGCCATGGTCAGATACTCGGTGGTGAGCTGCTTGGGCTTGCCCTTGTTGCCGAGAACGATCCCGGCGGCGTTGAGGTAGCGCACGACGGTTGGGTAGGAGCAACCGGCAGCGTCCGCAATGTGCTCCACCGGATGTCCCGCCGCGTGCATCGTGAAGATCAGCCCGACCGAGTCAGGCGATAACTTGGCTGTCATGCTCATTCCTCCGTGCGTATTCCCGTTGCCGGGCCTTCGAACACTTGGGGTGTTTTCCCTTGCTGCGAGGCTGCCAGCACTTGTCGCAAAGAAAGTGCAGCTCCATGTAGCCCGCGGCGAGCTTTCCTGTGGATGGCATAGGGCCTCCCAGTGGCGAGATTTAGTTATTTGGGGTATTTGTGTTCGGCCAGGCATGGAGCCGGAAAAGGTGCTGCGATGAAGAAGTTGATTCAGCAAGAAGATTTGCTCGTATACCTAAGAGAATTAGCAGCAGCTTCCATGTTGGTTGTGAGCATGACTACGCCGATATTTGAGATTTCATCGACGGTCAAGTCGTCTTACGAAATGGCGTATATGGTCGAAAACTATGGCCAATACATTGGCACTGGGCCATACATGATCGAGAGCAAAGATGGTCATGAGTGGAAAGAGTTGCCAATTCCAGACCCGGTGATTACTGGTTACGCTTTTGCGTTCACCATATGCGCAAAGCTTGTTCGCTCAGGGAAAGAAGTCGGCGGGCACCACACACTACGAAAATCGTTGGCAGGATATGAATACATCCAAATGGATAGGATCAACGACGACGCAATGGTTTCTTCAATTCTGATAAAGATGCCCTCCGATCCTGCTGAGCTTCTGACGCTTCGGAAACTTCTTGCCGAAACCACTGTTATGTTTTCGATAGATGATGGAACAGGATTTTTTCACGTCGGCAATACGATGATGGGGAATGGGATTTACCATTCTTGATGGCCAGCATAGGCTAGTCAGATTTTATGCGGGTCGGGTGCTAATCCATTCGGATCTGGTCGGCGTCATCATCAGCGCAGATGATTGAAAGGTCGCCGCCAGCAGCTTCTTCATCAGGTCCATGGCTCGGGCATTAATCGTTTCCTGATCGCTGGGAAAGCGTGGGTAGTTGATCAGGCCGACGACGTACCCCGCCTCCTCACCGCCGGTATAGATGAAGGTGGTAGGCTCGATCGTCACGCACAAGCCTTCGCGTAGACAGTCTTCGCGAATCGCCTGTTTGGCTGCTTCGATCGGGCCGGACAGGTAAAGTCGCACCCAGTGGGTCGGTTCAATTAGGTGAGTTTGCATTTGGTGCTCCGTGGTCAGTCGCCGCAAAAGCAGTCGATATCATCCGAGTATCCGAAAGCGTCCATCTGGCCTTTGTAGTTCTCTGCGTACCAGGCCAGATGCGAGTATTTCGGCCGATCCATACGGAACACTTGATTGAAGCGCTCCTCAATACCGGACCAGAAAATAACCCGATCCGGTTCGGCCTGGATCGCTTTGAATAGTTTGTCCTCCCCTTTCTTCCAGCACAGATCACAGTTACCAAGGTCAGAGTCCATGCCGAGGTCGAAGTCCTGTGCCTGCCAAAAAGCGGCGACATCTTCTTTCGTGATGCCTGCAGTATATGAGGGGCAGACGTTGTCCCAGCGAGTGCCGCCTTTTTCGTTGGCGGCCATCATCCGGTGGTAACGCCCAGCCTCGTCCTTGCGGATGCCAATCACGCAATCCCACTCGGCGTAACCCAACGAGCGCATATGTTTCTCGCCGATTTTGATCTTCAGGTAGGCGGTGCACATATTGTTCGAGAAATTCGGAAGCACCGGTGGCGCATTCTTCTCTGCCTTCCGGTAAGCCGCGTAATACTCAAGCATCATGGTGAATGGTTCGCCGTTGCGGCTGGCCGTTTCGAAGTCCACTAGCCTGTACCAGGGGGCGTCGTCCGGCTGACCGTACACTCGGCACCATTCCATCCAAACGATGTTCACGCTCCAGCGTTTGGCGATCTGGTCAATGAAAATCAGAGTCTCCTCGCGCTCTTTTCCGGTGTTCTGGAAGAACAGGTGCACGTCTGGCGGAAGAGCGCCGCCATGTGCTTCGAGGATTTTGTAGACCATGTGCCCGCTGGTGCGACCACCACTGATGCCGATCTGGGCTGGCCCAGTGATCAGGTAGGGATTCATATTTTCTCCAGTCAGGCGCCGCCATCCGTGACTGGATGCGACAGATTTAGAGTTCGTGATGGGTTGGTGTGACGAAAAACATCAAAGAGTACAAATGTGCTCTTGCAGCGTTTCGTCAGACATTCGATCCGCGGCCCAGATGAGCCGCGACACGACGTCTTGCTCTTCCGTGATGTCTAGCCGTGACATGAGGCTTTTCAGGCGCGCGTCATCGTTGTGGTAGAGGTCCAGCGATATGCGGCGAGAGAGTAGGCGGGCGAGACGTTCGGTTTCGGACTGCTTGTCCCGGTCGCGCTTATCCTGCTGGCGTTGCGCCGGTGATTTGGCCATGGTCGCTCCTGGTCTTCGGAAAGGTTTTTGTCAGCGCGCCGTTGACGCTGCGCCCGCGCTTCAGCACGACGTTGGCCAGCTTCTCCCGGTCCTTTTCGCTATGGCTGGCTTGGCTCAACAGGCCAAAGTAGCTGTTGGCCGTTTCGCGCAGATCTTCGTCCGGCGCCGCGGCGGTCCGCTTTAGGGCCTGAGCCAGCGAACGCTTGCGCGTTGATCGCCGCCACGGCTTGATGACGTGGCCAACGAAGTCGACGCCGCGATCTACTGGCTGCAGGATGGTCTTTGTCGGGTTCAGCTTGGCGCCCAGTGTTGGCAGGAATGCTTCGACCTCTGCCTTCCAGGCATTGAGCTGTTTCGGCGACTCATGCAGGAACACGAAGTCATCGACGTAGCGGACGTAATGCTTGGCGCCGAGCGTGTGCTTGGTGAACTGGTCCAGCGCGTCGAGGTAGACGTTGGCGAAGAACTGCGATGACAGGTTGCCAATCGGCAGGCCGAGGTGCGCAGGTTGCGCGGTCAGGCGCTTGTGCTGCGGCACCCGGTTGAACAGATGGGCCGGGCTGCGCACCTCGTAGTCTTCTCGTGGGTCGTGCATCAGGATCTGCTCGGCGAGTGCAAGCCACCAGGGTTCGGTGATCTTGGCGGCCAGTTGCCGGCGGAGCACCTGCTTGTCGATAGCGACGAAGAAGTTCGCCAAATCCAGTTTCAGATAAAAACAGGGCTTCGACCAGTTCTGGCTGGCGCTGCGGATCTTAGCCTCAAGCCGTTTGGCGGCGTACAACGTGCCGCGCCCGGGAATGCATGCGCAACTGTCCGCTATGAAGCTGGCGTAGAAGCGCGGTGCCACACGGTTGTACAGCAGGTGGTGGACGACGCGGGCCCTGAAGGCCGCAGCCCAGACTTCTCTGGCCTTTGGCCGGGTGACCACGAAGCAGATGGATCGGCCTGGCCGGTAGGTGCCGGCGATCAGGTCGTCGTGTAGACCGATCAGGTTGCGCTCGAGGTCCATTTCGAAGGCCAATGCACTGGCGCTGTTGCGCTTCGTGCGGCGGCAGTCGTAGTAGGCCTGAACAAGCTCGCTGAACGGGTAGGGGCCAACAGTCGAATCTGCGGACGGGGCGGACGCGGAGCTCGTTGTTCTTGTCGTTGTTGTTCTGATTGCCATCATCGAAGTTCATGTTGAATGCGTTGTTGGCGGAGCGCTGCGACCGATCGTGCTATCTACGTCGCCAAGCCGAAGGCGGAGCCGATCAGCAAGGAAACTGCGCGAGACCTGCACGGACGCTTTAGACCGTCGGTATCTCTGATGCGCATGGCGGTGACCCAGAGGTCAGCGGCACGACCAGATTCAATTCGCACAGACCTGAAAGCCGTGGCTCTCAGATGGCGGGCGCGGTTGGGGTTGAGCGTTTCCAGGCTGATGCCTGTTTGCCAATCGAGGTGGTTACCTCTATTGCATTGGCGTGCTGCGGGATACTGATGAATCGACTCTCCTTGAAGAGCCGCATCAGAAACTCGATGACCTGGACCTTCTCAACAAGCAAGGTCAGGTGTGGGCTCTTGTCCCGAGTCGAGTTGGCTCGGGCAATCAACATCAGCACGTCGATGCACTCATCGATAACGCGCTTCCCGAGAGACTGCTTTAGATCCCGGGGGATGTTGCGAGTGAGGTTGGTGGCCATAAGAAGCAGACCGAGCGAGGACTTGTAGATTGATAATTCAGTGTGCATTCCCATTGCAGTGAATCTCCATGAAGAGCAACCGGTCGCAAGCGACCGGATTGAATAAATGAATCAATCGAATAATTGGCTGCGGACGGGGCGGACGCGGAGCTCGACGAGCTTGACGTTGCTGCCCTGAATGCCATCATCGAACTCCACGAAGAACGCGAGGTGGGCGGAGCGCTGCGAACTCGACCAGTACCAGGTGTCACGGAAGGCTTCGGCGCCACCTTCTTGGAAGGCTGTCAGCGTTGTTTGGCCTGGTGACTCTTCGCTGTACAGCAGACCTACAGGCTCGCTGTTGGGGTTATCTCCATCGCGGCGACCAGCCCAGTTCTCTTCGGTGGTCGGTTTGAAGTGGCGATACTGGAGTTCCTGCACGTCGCGGGCCGGGATCGCCCAGTCGGTGAAACCGCCAATGTCCAGAGCCAGCACCTTCTGCGCCAGTTCGCTGCCAGCGGCGGCCATGGCTTCGGTGTTTGCCCTGCTGTTGGTGAAGCTGTCGGCACCTTCGATTCTCACGTACTCGCCCCAGGCCCCGACCAGTTCATGCGCGGCTCCGGCAGTGATGTTCAGGTAGCGCTTTCCTGTGTCCGGGTCACGGGTGATGCCGGAGAAGAACCCACCGCCAAAGGGCTGGCCGATTTCCGGGATGGTCACTGCGGGTGCTGCTTGCTCAACTGCGGACATGGTCTTTCCTCTTTTCGAAGGCAACAAAAAGGCGCTGCTGCGCCCGGTGCCGGATCAAGAACGAATGATTGAAGGATTAAATAAAGAATCTGCGGACGGGGCGGACGCGGAGCTCGCCGCCCTTGACGCCGTAGCTCTGAGTGCCATCACCGAAGTACATGATGAAGGCGCCGTCGGCGGAGCGCTGCGAACTCGACCAGTAGTAGCAGTCCTGAGCGAACACCTCGGGGCAATTCAGCCAGCCCTGGTACAGCTCGGCGGCGGCCGGCAGGTAGAAGTCATGATGGCCGTCAGCCTGGTACTCGGCACACGCGTTCGCGGCAGGGTGCTTTTCGTCGTCGCTGCACAACACTTCGGTGTTGGTGTATCCGTCGGTCTTGCTGAGACCTTTCAACTCAGTACCGCGGCCACCCCATTCGCGATCACCGACGTCTTTGGCTGCGATGATCAGGTAGTGCGCCGGAACATCGCCACGCGCGGCAACCAGGCCGCCGTTGACACCGCCTTGCCCGGGCCATTCAGCGCCGAGTGCCGGGATGCCGGCCGGAACGATGGGCTGAACATTCGCAGCAGGCGGCAGGGTGTGGGCGAGCAGGCCGGCCATCAGCAGCTGGACCATGCGATCCGGCGCACCTTTGATCTTGATGCCCTGAGCTTCGATTGAAATCGTGTCGGCTTTCATTGTGATGCCTCCTTTGTTTTCGGGAAGAAGGCCGGATGAGGCCCTGCTCTGCGTTTCGGGTAGTCGATGTCGAACTTGTTCAGGAGTCGGGCGAAGGTTTTGAACGTGATGCCTAGCTGAACCATCGCCTGATTGCGTGAAAGGCCGACTTCCATAAAGGACTTGATGCGCTCGGCATACTTGGCGTCGCGCGCCTCGTCGATCGCGTTTGGCTTCACGTTGTTCCGGCCATTGTTGGCGGAAGGCTGAAACTTGAATCCGTTCTCCGCAGCGATTGATTGCAAGGTCCTGCGGGCCAAGCCAGTACACAGAACTGCCTGGGCGTAGGTCATGGTTTCGGCCAGCTTTCGAATTCTGTCGATCCGATCGACCTTGTCCTTGGCTCGCTGCGCCGCGCGCTCTTCGCGATCGATATCGCGCTGGGTGATCTTGTCGATGTAGGTGGTCTCAACGACCTGCTTGGCCGGCTTCGCCTTCACCGTCGGCGGGGGCTCATTCCTCACCGGTGGAGCCTTGAAGCTCGGCCCCTGCAACACCTCAATAGTCCCTCCTTTGTTCAGGAAGTCCTCCTGAAGCAGGGCCAGTTCGTGGCGATGCGGGTCGAGCATCTGGATCATGCTCAGTTCAGTGCTGACGTATGCGTTCATGCTGCCGCCTTTGCCAGCCTCACGCCGGCCATGCTGAACTTGGAGCCTTGGTCGGCGACCATGGCGTCGAGTGCTTCCCAGTTGACCGTCAACACCGATAGCGGGGCCTGTCCATAAGCCACGGCTTTGATCAACGCTTCAAGGTCGTAGACTTCGGCCTGTAGCACTTCGGTCTTTTGCGGTGTGGCGCTGACAGCGGGAGCTGCGGCGGTTGGTGCGTAGCGAGCCGGTGAAACCGAAACGACCGACGCTGGGGTTGCTGCTGGCGCTGGCTCGGCAACTACAGTTGCGGCAGCCAGCTTTTCCGCTGCCTCATCAGCGATCTTTTTCAGCTCTTCCTCGCGAATCCGCTTGCGAGCGGCTTCGGCTTTCTCTTCCTTGGCTTTCTCATGTTCCGATATCCGAAATTTGATCAGCGTCACCAGGTCATCATTGGCTTTGATCACCAACTGCTGAATGTCGCTGAACAAGAAAGCGTGGTCGGCGGCCAGTTCGGCCAGGCTGGTCAGGTTCAGGCGAATGCTGTCGGCTGATTGGCTGGCATCGATCTTCGCCCGAGCCAATTCAGTATCGACGGCGTCCTGCAAGCTGGCGATAGTGCGCTTGTTCTTCATGGCGCCAAGGAAGTCAGAAGCTACGGTAGGCAGAACCACTTTGCCCAGAGTCTTGTTGATCGCTGCAATGTGATCGGCCAGCGCCTGCTCGGCCTTCTGCTTGATGTTGGTCTTCACCAGCAGCTCTTGCGCCTTCACCAGCTTGTCGACTTTCAGGCGGGTCTCACGAGCATGTGCCGAGACTCGATCCAGCGACGAGAACAACTCGTCGATGGTTGCGGTTTGCGACAGCGCTTGTTTCTTCGCAGTGGCTACCGCTTCCTCGACATCACCGCACCACTTAACCGCTTTCTTGGCGTCGGCAAAGTCTTGATCGGTTTCCAGCGTAGTTTTGACAGAGTCGATCACCGCCAAGGCCGATTGCTCGAACACCTTGAGATTGCTGGCGGTAACCATGCCGGTCAGTTCAATGCGCAGCGCTGGCAGCTCGTCAGGCGCTTTGCCGACGACAATCGAAGGCGCATCGGCCATTTCGAATTTAGCCAGGTCGGCCTCGAACTGCTTCCAGCCTTCGACCAACTGTTCGGCGCGGCCGGCGACCGGGCGATATTCCATGCTGACGAAGTTCTCGGCGGTGCCATCGGAACAAACGAAAATCACGCGTTCGGCGCCGCTCACCAGCAGTTGCTGCTCGAGTTGCCAGTAATAGTGCGGCGCGAGGTCTTCAGCCTTCACTTGGGCGACCAGCGACTCGTTCCAGAGCTTGTGCTCGAACAGGGTCTCGACGAGCATCGTCGCGCCGTCCATTGAGGCGAGCAGATTGTCCTTGGTGCCCACGACTGGATACAGCTCTTCGCCGATCTGTACTTCGACCAGGGGCCGGGCCGACGCTTCCGTCGCGTGGCCTTTGTCGAAGATGAACTGCTGTGAAGGCGTGACGTCGGCAACGATGCCGGTCTTCTTCATCGTCAGCAGTTCGGTGCGGGTCTGGTACTTAGAGGCCCCCATCATTGCTGGTGCTTCGGATGCGGTGAAGTGTTGGGCGCGGAGTGCGTGCCACTCGGCGGAGCCTTGAGCAACGTTATGGATTTTCATGCGGCGTCTCCATCGAGTGCTTTGAGATTGGTGATGGTTTCGATCTGGGCAGGGCTCAGCGTGTATTTGCTGTTGATTGTCGCGATCAGGTGTTCAGGGCTGGTGCGCCCCGAGTCGATCAAGGGCTGCCACTTGATGGCGTTTTCCTTGAGCAGCTCGTCCGGATATTCGGGCAGGGCTTCTGGCTCGACTTGTGCCGGCTGACTCTGCGTGACATCGCGCACCGTCTCTTCGAATGCTCTCCCTTCCATCTCATCCGCCGTAGGCGCAGAGCCGACCTCGGGGAATGCTTTGCGCAATGCCTGGGCCTCTGCACATTTAGCGAGCTGGGCGAACGCCCGGCGCTTCCACATGGCGTTTGGTGCCGCACTGTCTTTGCTGGCAGTTGCGTAGTTCTCAAGCCACCGCTCATTGGCGGTGAATTCCGCGACAAGCCCGTTGGACATCTGCCGTTTCACGGTCACCCGGCACCATTCCGGGTATGTGACATCGACGCCGGCCAGCTTCGCGGTGATCGGAGGTCCATATTCTGGATCGCTGATCCCGGCATATTGCCCGGTGCGCGCCGCTTGAATGCGGTACAGACCAATCCCCGGCATTACCGTGTCTTGCATCTTTTTTGCGTCTTTGTTCCAGATCGGCACGATATGAACAGGCTTCAACATTGGGTCCAGGTGGGCTGCCTGGCAGTAGGCCAAGACCATCACTACGGAGTTGTGCGCAGCGCCCGGGTACAAGCTGCTGCTCAAAACTTCGACGAGCGCCGACTCCGACATGGCCGGCATTTGCTCGGCCTGTTTCATTACTGCGGACATGACGATTCCTTCCGCCATGCAGGCGGCGTATGAGTTCGAGTTATTGGGTGATCCGATCAGCGAGGGCGCTGGCCAGCATCACGAAGGTGGAACCGAGGAGGACGATTGCGGAGCCGCGCCACATGTAGAAGCGTTTGGCGCGCTGGTAGGAGGTCATCTCACCACCGCCACAGGAAGGCTGAACTGCCGAGGAGCGCCGTTTTCTTTGAACAGGCTGTATTGCATGAGCACAAGGATCAGGCCGCAGGCGAGGATCCAGTAGAAAGTCTTCATCAATCACCTCCCCAGTATTGAATTGGGACGAACGTGTAATGCTCGCGGCCGTGGTGGCGAACTCTCCAGTACTCCAGGTCAATGCGATGCAGGAGTTCTTCGAAGCTGTAGATGCGGGTTGCGAGACGGGGTTTCATGGCGCCACCTTGCAGGTCCACCGTCCCGCGCACTTGCATGGCTGATCGATCCACTTCACATCGACCAGAAACACGAAGCCCCGATTTCTCAGGGCTTCCACGATTCCTTCAAATGATCCGGCGATGATGGTCATGCCGCACTCCTTGGCCGATGCGCGATCGCGACATTCAGCCTTTTGCAGTAGTGGTTGAACTCTTCAAGGGTGATGACGTGTGCCATGTAGAAGCCGGTGATGTTGTGCAGCACCAAGGTTTCGTACTTGTCGGGACATCCGGTATGACTCAGCACATCGAGGTCTTCGTCGATCAGGATGTGCGGGCTCATTGCGATTCCTCGGCCTGGGCCTTGAGTGCGTCGTCGGCCAGCGGCCGGAGAAGTTCCTCGGCGATCTCGCCAAGCTTGCCCAGCGGGTGATCGCTTTGGCCCAGCAGTTCGGCTGCCGAGATCTTGTCGGCCTGTCCGCGCTCGGAGGCAATCAGTAGCCATCCCAGCGCCGGAGTATCGATTTCGCAGTCAGCGAGGCGTTTATTAACGAATTCGTCGACTGCCAGGGCGAACTGTTCTGCCGTCACGCCTTGTGGCTTGCGCATGCGGCGCTGGAAGACCACGCTGACGCCGCGCAGCAACTCTTCGGCGGCGCTGTACAGCCACTCAGCCCGCGCCATCTCACGAGCGTTCTCGTTCACTGGAGGCGGCTGACGGTTTTCGTAGTTCAACTGAGCAATCAATGCTGCGTTCATAGTCGCCTCCAGAGTGGCGTGGTGGTCAGGCGGCGACAGATTGAGTCATCAGTTGGGCGTAAGCCTTTAGGGCCTCTTCGCGGGTGTCGCCGTAGGCGTAGTTGTCTGAGGTTTGAAGGTCTTGGAAGCCTTCGCCGACTACGCACCATGCGGCGCCGTCTTTCATCACTCGGACTGCCCACCAAGGCTTTTGGAAGCCGTCGGTATTGCAACCGTTGCAGGCCCAGGTGCCGCCATACACGAAGCCGGTGAACTTGCATTGACCGTGCGGAAATGGATGAACGAAGTAGATCTTGCCGGTGTTGATCATTTCGTCTGCCCTCCACCAACCCTGCATACGCTCTGCCTTGTATGCACCATCAGTGGCTACACAAAATTCAACGCCTTGGACGCGAGAGTTGAACCCACCGCCGAAGTGTCCATCGAGGCTACTCGGCTTGAAGATCTCACTGGCGTACATGATCTTGCTGACGTGCTTGCTCATGAATTACTCCAATCAGGCGATATACCCGCCCGGCATAGTGGTTACGATCTTCTTGGCTGCCGGGTCGTGCATCCGACCTTTGGCGCAGTCGTGGACGTCGGGGCGGGGCTTGCGGGGGATTCTTGGGGTGCGTTTCATGATCCGCTCCAGCAGCCTGTTCTGGCGGCGAGCATTGCGTCAGCCATCGTGTAGGCGGCGTGAGCATATCCATCCGGCCCACTGACGCCTCTGTTGAGACGGGACACCAGTGATGCACTCTCATCCCATTGCGGCTCGGTGATGAGTGATTGCAGGACTTTTATCGCGAAGTAGTCGCGGATGGTGACGCCGTTGAAGCTTTCGTCTTGCTGGTCGCCCGGAACCGGAAAGGCAGGACGCTGACCTGCGGCCATCGCAGCGTCGAACGCCAGTTGTGCGCCTTCGATCTGTCGATCCATTTGGCTTGCCATGTACTCCATTTCAATCACCTCCAATCGCCCAATAAAAAGCCCGACCTAAACCGGGCTTTACCTTCCCTACGTCACGACCGGGCGCATGAGGCGTCGGATCGATGGCTATCTGTTACATGGCTGCCAATCCTCCGCGTTGAGTTGAACCTTCAAGCAATCCCTGACGGTTGGAATCTGTACCTGCATTGGGGGGCGATCTGCGCGGGGAGCTACCCCTGTCTCTACCCTGCGCCGCTTTCTGTACGGCGTGCTCAGTGGCTGGCCTGATTACAAGTCAGGGGCCCGGCTTTGATGCAGATCGCACTCCGATACAAGCACCCTCCATCACCATGGAGATATCGGGCCGCTTTGCGTCCGGCCGACGTGCACGGAGATCAAAAGCAATAAAGGAATAATCAAATAGGCAATCTGCGGACGGGGCGGACGCGGAGCTCGCCGTACTTGGCGAGGTTGAGCTGAGTGCCAGCAGCGAAGTTCATGAGGAAAGCGGTGTTGGCGGAGCGCTGCGTGCTGCTCCAGTGCCACTCCTTCTCAAACAGGTCCGGAACGTTCGCCATGCACAATGCAAGTTCGCTGATCGCTGGAAGGTAGAGGTCACCGTGACCTTCGACTTCGAGGTTCGCGCAGAACTGCGCAGCCGGATGATCGCCCTCCATCAGGGCGATGTTGTTGGCCATGCCGTCGCGGCGGAATGCGCAGTCGGATGTCTCAGTTCCATGACCGCCCCATGCCAGTTTCACACCCTGCACCGCGGCTGCGGTCGGAACGATCAGGTGGTAATCGGGCTGGCGATCCTCGCCGCGTATCACGCCGGCATACACACCGCCCTGGCCTTCCCAGTAGGTGCCGATCGCAGGCACTGCCGAGTTCGCCGCAACCTTCACCTGGCCACCGCCAAGCACGAGTTTCGCAAACTGAAGCACCAGCGCCTTGTCGGGGCTGCTGATCGTTGATTCGCCGCAGGTGAGGGTGGTCAGTTGAGCTGTCATGTTGGTGTCCTTGTCGGGGTTGTTCGTGGCTTTCGAATGCCTCCCGGGGTGTGAGAGGCATTTGTAAAGCCAGATGACCAGCCTGAAACAGCAGGAAGCCATCTGTACCCGGTCCCGCTACTGGCGTCAGACCGGGTTTGTTGCGTAAGCGGTGAGTGCGCCGGTTGCCCGCTGCTGATTGCAGGGCTGACTGTCGTTGGGTGGGCGGCGAGCTTCCTCCCCACGGCGTCAAACAGCATCTGTTCGCCATGGATCAAAGGTCCTTACAACATGCACGCTACAGCTCTGAATGCCCTGGCTGATGGGGGCAGGGTGCATGAGGTCCGGCGTTCCCAGCCGAGGCTATCGGGATCGCTAATTCAATTCTGTTTTCATCTCCGCCACGCGCATCGCCCGATTCATATCTCTGGCCAGGTCACACATTTCGTGTTCGGTGTTCTTCCTGGCTGGCTTGCGTGGTTTCGCGTGCTCACATCTGGTGAGCACGGCCAGTTCCAGAGCTGGCATGGCATCGACTATTTGTTGCTCGCACTTACCGGCTGAAACCCGGGGTAGTCGCTGGCGAGGATCCCTAACTGTTAAAGAGCGGTCGGTCCCTTTCAGGCCCTGGCGCCTCGGTGTTCTGTGGCGTTGAACAAACTATACGAATGCTCATAACTCTCGTCAATACGTTTTTGCATAATATTTTTCGTAGGCGTAAAAAAGCCCGCTCGGTGGCGGGCTTTGGTTAAGTATTAGGGGTCACTTCTTCTTCGATCTCTTTTCTGCGTTCCGCATGCAGGCGGAGAAAAAATCGTTCTGGAAGTCTATGACCGCCTTTTGCTGATTTTCTTCCAGGGAGAACCTTGGTTTATCGTAGGCATTGCGAATGAGCATTTTGTACATCTCTTTGATGTACTCGCTGTCAGACTCTTCAGCAATTCCCCATAGCGTTGACATGGGCACATCTGACTGCCGCGACTCCATTACCGTTTTTGCCGAATGCTCCATTCTTTTGCACTCTTCTAAATCCTCGTTTGGTTTTTGTGCTCCGTGGGCTGCAAAGCAGATAGCCAACATAGGCAATGCTGTCGATAAGGCGAAGACGGTAGATCGCATGTGGTTCCCTCCAGGATAGAATTCCAACTCTACCATGGCGCACCGCCATCATTACCGAGCAGGGAATGGCGGGCATGAAAAAGCCCGCTGGTGGCGGGCTTTTGCGGGGGAGGGGGTGGCTAGAAAACGTGCTTGATGACTGCTCCGATCACAATGCCAGAAATTGCTGCTGCAACGGTGATGCCACCCATGTAGCGGGCAAGCGTGCGGCGGACCTCGTGCACATCAGTGCTTGTCGATTTAATGTCGGCTTTAATGCTGGATAGGTCGGACTCAATTCTTCCAAACCGATACTCAGAAGCCTTGTCGCGCTCGACCTGGGCGGCAAGGAACGCATCAATCTTGCCGCCGATAGAACTCACCCTTGAGTCCATTCTGGATTCTAGGGCTTCGAGCCTGGCATTTAGTTCGTCGCGGGTAATTTCGGTCATGGGCTTAGTATAGAGCGGAACCGCATGCAAGTGCGATACCCCTTCGCTAGCTCCGATTGACTGGAGAATCCTGAATTCAGCGCCCATTAATCCCACCCCATGAGGCGCGACACCACCGTCTGCGTCAAAAAGGTCTCCATGCGCCCGCAGTTTGCACACGACATGAAGAAGGCATTTATGCCGTCAGGATGATTGCTTGGTGTGGGCAGCTTAATAATTACAGGCTTGTCTTCGTGAGCGGGCAGATCCCACTCCTTCCCGCCGCAATATTGGCAGCCGGCTTTATTCAAGTCGTGCATGCCAAGAAAATCTCCAAGCTCTTCCAGCGTTACGTCCTGCGCATACGCCTTTCCATCATCTCTAGCTTTCAAGTGATCTCTCCATTTCAGCCTGCTTCCCTACATTTCCCCGCCGCGCCAGATGACTCGACCAAGAATAGGCACCTCATGCAGCGCCTCTTCTGATAGCTGTTCATCTGGGTATTTGGATTTGTCGGTGTTGTCGCTCCTGATGAGCCAGGCGCCAGATATTTGCTGAATCATCCTCTTAATGCTTATGCCGCCATCTGGCCTTCGGATCACATAAGCCTGCCGGTCTCTCGGCTCATTCTTGGAGGTGTCGAATAAAACCACATCGCCCTCAAAAACATACGGCTCCATGCTCTCGCCTTCGGCATAGATGATGCGCAGGTTCTCAGGCTTGGCCTTCATACGAGCAAGCCAGTCGCGCTTGAAGACAAGGCCCTCAGTGACTTCTACGTGGTCGTTTAGATAACCGTCACCGCATGAGCCGTGAGCTTTGTACTGGGGGATTAGGGCGTAGTCGGCCTCGCTTGGCGAGCCGTGCCCCCTAGATTCCTCGCCACCAAATAGCAGCCAGTCAGGCGTCACTTTAAGAGCCCTAGAAATTGGCTCGACAGTGTTCTTGCGTGGGCTGCTGCTCTCGCCTGAAAGGATTCGGTTAATAGTCGGCTGCGGAACGCCCGAGCGCCGAGAAAGCTCACTCTCGCTCAAGTCCAGTTCCGTCAGCTTTGCGCGTAGGCGCCCTGCAATATCCATCACTCACCAAATATACGTAGACGCATTATGCGAATTCTATTGCAACGGCCCATACATATTCGTATGATTTGTCATGCAGAACCTCATAGGATTCCCGTCATGACAGTTCAAGAGATGTTGAATCGCCTTTTCCAGCTCGGGCTGTCGCAGACAGAAGTAGCTGAATTGTGCGGCACCACGCAGCCGACTATTTCCAGAGCCGTCAACGGCTCGATGGTCAGTTACAAAATCGGGAAAGCCATTGAATGCCTTCTCGGTAAGCGTGAACGCGCCGCAAAACGCTCTGAAATTCAAGCTGCTTAACCAACCTCGCAAGCCACATAGGAAACACAGCATGTACATGGACCCCAATCAAAAGCGCGCCATCCCGGTGAAGGTTCGATTTGAACCTGTGCTGGATCGGATCCTGCGCAAGGCAGCAACCAAGACTCGCATGCAGCACGCGACCTACCTCTACGAAATCATCGAGTGGGCCGTTGCCAACGGCGTGATCGAAGAACTCATGCAGGACAAGCAAGAAGATATCGCGGGCTGAAGGGCCTCAGGAGTCCTGAATGACCATCGATAGAGAAAAACTGTCGCCAGATACGCGACAGAGAGTGGAGGAGTTGATGTTTGCCAACGGTTGGGACTTCAACCGAGCCATCAACGAAATGATGGAGACCGCTATTGCAGGAGGTGCGCTTTCGGAAGTCGGGCGCAAGAAGGCCAAGGTCCTTCAGCTGGTTACCCCAATGAGGGCCTCAGGCAGGGACTCTTAAGGGCAATCCAGAGGGCCTCTGCCAAATTCAAGACGAAAAAAAGCCAGGTTCGTGGCCTGGCTCTCTTACAACGCTTGTGGAGTAAATCATGCACCAAGTTAGCGAAACGATCAACCCTCCAGTGTTCTCCTCGCATGCGCTGAGCTATCACCAGTCGGCAGCCATGTATGCGGCAAACATGATCCGCTTCCAATACACCAAAGAAGCCAAAGCGAAATGCCGCCGTGAATGCCTGGAGCATCTGAAGGCATCGCTTGCCCACGACAAAGAGGGCGCGGCATGAGCAACGTCATTCAACTGAAATCGGCCGGGGGCTTTACCCGGATGGACAACGATCTGTATGAGGCCCTCATTGGGGCTGACCTGTCAGGCCGTGAACTGCGTGTCGCTCTGGCGGTCCACAGGCTCACCAGCGGGTACAACAAGGACGCAGTGAAGGTAGCGGCCCTCTACATCGCCAAGATGATGTACAGCGACGAAGAGAAGGCTGCGTCTGAACGTGCAAACGTATCTCGGGCAATCAACTCCCTGATCCGTCAGCGAGTTCTTTTTCGTGATGGCGGCAGTCGTGACCCGATCACTTTCCTGCCGAGAAACGAGTGGAAAATAGACCACAAATCAACTGTGTTGAAAACTACACACTGTGTAGAAAAAGTACACGCCACCGTGTCGAAAATTACACACATAAAAGACATAAATACAAATCTAACTGCTGACGCAGTTGTCGCCGCTGTCGCTTCGACCAGCGAGGTTTCGGAATCTGAACCGGAACAGCAGGGCACCCCAGAACCTGATCAACCCGCCCAAGCCAAAGCCGACCGCATCCCGTACAGCCGCATCGCTGAAATCTACAACACGGTCTGCGGCGAGAAGCTTCCGAAGTGCCTGAAGCTCTCGACGAAGCGCAAGAACTTGATCAAGGGCTGCTGGAACCTGGAAATCAACGGCCTGCACCCATTCCGCAAGGGTGAGTTCTGGACTGCCTACTTTACCGACTGCCTGACCAACAAGCACTGGACCGGCGACAACGAGCGCGGCTGGACCGCCGACATCGAGTTTCTGACCCGTCAGGACAAGGTCCTGAAAGTGTTGGAGGCCCTATGATCACTGATCGCCCACTAGTCGCGATGGAAGCCGAGTTCGGCGTCATTGGCGCACTTTTCATCAAGCCTGATCTCATTGAAACCATTGGCGCCACCCTTGGAGCCGCTGACTTTCACGACCAAGACGTCGCCGAGATCTACACCCTGATCCTTGCGGCGCGCTCTGCTGGTCGTCCGGCCGACCCTGTTTCGATTGCCGACATCCGGCACGAACTCACCAGCGGCGAACTGACGCTGGTGAGGGCGGCCGAGATCATGAACAGCGTGCCTAGCGCTGCCAACGGGATTGAGTACGCGCGCATCGTGGTGGAGCGGTCCAAGGCCCGAAAGATCGCCATCATCGGTCAGTCAATCATCGACATGGCCAGTCATGCGCGGCCGCTGGCCGGGATCATCGCCGATGCTCAGGAAGCCGTCCTGGCATTGAACAGCGAAGACGACGAGCCGGACGTGATCACTCTGCGTGAAGCGCTGGGCCCGGTCGTCGATGAAATGGACGCGCGCTTCAACGGAGAGGGCATCAATGGCCACGCCACAGGGCTGAAGGACTTGGACGAGCTGCTGCAAGGGCTTCGCGGATCGCACGTCATCATCATCGCTGGACGTCCCGGTACTGGGAAAACCACCCTGGGCCTCGGCATTGCTGAACAGCTGACCATCCGTGACGGAAAGTCGGCGCTGGTGTTCTCGCTCGAAATGTCAGCGAAAGAACTTTCCAAGCGCAGCCTGGCGTCGTCATCGGCGGTGACACTCGGAAATATCGACACCGGGCAGGCGATGGCAAGCGGTGAACAGATAGTCCGCATCACGGGCGCCGTCAGCAAAATGAGCCAAGCCGACCTGCGCATCTGCCAAAAGGGCGGCCTGCCACTCAGCCGCATCCGGAACATCGCTCGCTTCCAGCACAAGGCCAAACCGCTGGACCTGATCGTCATCGACTACATCGGCCTGATTGCACCAGAAGCCGGCTCCCGCCAACAGAACCGCAACCTTGAGCTCGGCGCGATCAGCCGTGGAATCAAGGGCATGGCCAAGGAGCTGAACGTTCCCGTCATCGTTCTGGCTCAGCTCAACCGCAGCATCGAAACGCGCTCCAGCAAAAAGCCGCAAATGTCGGACCTTCGCGACTCAGGCGAGATCGAGCAGGACGCCGACATCATCATGATTGCCCACCGAGACGCGGAATCCGACCTCGGACGCAGCGGCGTCACCGAGATCGATGTCGTGAAGCACCGCCACGCGTCGGTCGGCCACTGCCTGCTTCAGCACCAGGGCGAATTCGCACGCTTCGTCAACTACGCCGGGCAGCGCGAGCAGCAGCAGGAACAGGAGGCACGCCCGCCAGCACCACGCACCAGCAAGTCACTCCTCAACACTTTCAACCCGCAAGGAGGCTTCTGATGGCCGACGTAGCAGATTTTGCCGGAGACGTAATCGAGCAGACGGTTGAGCTCGGCATCGCCCAGATCCCCCGTTACACCGGCATCAGCGCCACTGAGTGCGAAGAGTGCTCAGAAGAGATCCCGGAAGGCCGCCGTAATGCGGTCAAGGGCGTGAAGCTGTGCGTTGGCTGTGCTGAGCGGATGGCGCTGGTGAAGGGAGGTGTTCGCCGTGGCTGACCTCATGCTCCGCAACGAATCCGACCGCACTCGTCTGATCGGCTACCTGACTGCTTTGGACCTGGCCAAGCCTCGCAAGCTGACCATCGTCGAAGTCCGCAGCAAGCGCAGTGACGCGCAGAACAAGCTGCTGTGGATGTGGAACGGCCTTATCCAAACGCACTTGCGCGAATCCTTCGGCCAGCTCGCCAGCTCTGAAGAATGGCACGAGATTCTCGTGTCGAAGCTGTGGCCAGCCGAGGTTCATCCGGTCCAGCTACCGGACGGCACCAAGTACCGCGTCGGCCGGGCCAAGACACGCAAGTTCACCATCGCCGAGATGACCCAGTACCTGGAGCTATTGGACGCCTACTGCGCCGAACACCTGCAACTGCTGCTGCCGCATCCAGACGACCTGATGTACGCCATTTACGGCGATAGGAGGGCGGCATGAAAGTCGGCCACGAAATTCCCGCCAACGCCACCGCAAGCCGTGTCATGGCCAAGGGCATCCACTTTGAGTACAAGGCGAACGAGAGCTCATCTGACTCGGATCTGCCGTTGGCAACCCGCGAGATTGATGAGGCGCTGACTGCCAACCCGTCATTCGTGAACCTCACGGGAATGGTGGTCGGCCGCCTGAAGGTGGTTGGTCTATCGACGAAAAATCGTCGATGGGTTTGCCGCTGTTCCTGCGGCCGATACGTTCTGCGCAAGGCTTTGGCGTTGACTAGCGGGACCACCGCAGGAGCGCCGTGTGATCAATGCTATCTGCTGGCCCTTGCGAAGAAGCACGATCTTCTGCGACGCACCGGCAAGATTCGGAACACGGAGGATTTCATTCTATGAGCCTCCCAGCCAAGCAACCACGCCCGAAAAAGTGTCGCGTCGAAACCTGCGGGGCCTCATTTGTCCCTTCTCGCCTCGGCCAGGCAGTGTGCTCCCCGGCCTGCGCAATCCTCGATGCTCCGAAGAATCAGGAGAAGGCCCGCAAGGCTCTTGCCGATGTAGGGCGCAAGGCGCTGCGTGCGGCGAAAGAGAAGGTCAAGCCTCGCGCCGAGCACATGAAAGACGCCCAGACCGCATTCAACGCATGGGTTCGCGCTCGTGACACCAAGCTGCCATGCGTCAGCTGCGGCCGGCACCACCAAGGAAAGTATGACGCCGGGCACTACAGGACGGTCGGAAGCAATCCCGCGCTGCGTTTCGAGCCGCTGAACTGCCATCGCCAGTGCTCGCCATGCAACACGCACAAGTCCGGCGACATCGTGAATTACCGCATCGAGCTGGTGAAGCGGATCGGTGCCGAGCTTGTTGAATGGCTCGAAGGCCCTCATGAGGCCAAGCGCTACACCATCGAAGACCTCAAAGCCATTACCGCCGAATACCGCGCCAAGACCCGTGAACTCCGGAGGAACGCAGCATGATCACTTTCCTGAGCGAGAACCTGATCCATTTTTACTTCGCCTTCATGTTGGTCGGCTTTGGTGGCTGCCTTGAGTGGACTCGCCGCCTGATGCGCCGGGAACGTATTGCGCGGGGTGTGCGGCCATGAACTGGAAGCCAGTCGCAGGCAGCAAGCACTGCATCTCGTCCGACGAGGGCTACCTGATCAGCAAGTACGCGCTGGAGCACGGGCACGCCTACGTCTCCCGGTCGCCTGCACCGGCCAGCAAGATCTTGCACTCGGGCAAGGATCTGGATAAGGCCAAGGCGGCATGCGTTGAACATTTTGAACTGACCATGGGGAAAGCAGCATGAAGGCACACGAATTTCTCGGTAAGGCCCAGGCCATCATGCTGGAGCGCGGCAAGCAATACGACAAGCCGGAAGGCGAACGCAGCATGGGGACTGCAGTGGCTGCGTTCAACACCATCACCGGCCAGGCGCTGAGCGAGGCAGAGGGCTGGCTGCTGCTCCAGATCCTGAAGGACGTGCGCCAATGGCAGAACCCGGCCTATCACGCCGACTCCGCAGAAGACTGCGTGGCCTATGCCGCACTGAAGGCCGAAGCGCTCGCGGGAGCTCAGTAATGGTCGCACGCAAAGTCACGGACGAGCAGATCGTCGAAGCCCTGCAAACGATGAGCCTTGCCGAAACTGCCCGGCATTTCGGCATGAACACTCGCAGCATTGAGCGGCGCAAGGCTTCCATGGTCCGCAAAGGCTGGAGCCCTGAGCATGACATGACCCACATCGTCCCGGACGGGTTTCGTCTGAAGGGTACGTCGAGCCTGTACAAGGAGGGCGTGAAGGCGCCGGTGTTGCAGTGGGTTAAGACTAGTGCCGACCTTGAGCGCCAGCGGGAGATGAATGAAGCCTTCGCCAATGCCTTCATGGAGGACGTCAATCCGCTGCCGGAAATCGTAGGGCCTATTGAGGTCTTGGATACCGACATCATTCCGTGGTTTCAAATCGGGGATGCCCACGTCGGAATGCTCGCTCACTCCCATGAGGTCGGCCACAACTTCGACCTGAAGATTGCCGAGCGCGAACTGATCGTCGCGATGCACAAGCTGATCGACCGGGCGCCGAGCTGCGAGCGCTGCGTCATTCAGGACCTTGGGGATATGTCGCACTACCAGGACTTCACCGCCAAGAGTGAATCCGGCCACGACTTTGACTTCGATAGTCGGTACCCGAAGATGATCGAGGTCTGCGCGCGGATCATGCGATCGATCGTCGACAAGGCCCTGGCCAAGTTCCAGTTCGTCGACGTGATCGTCAATCAGGGCAACCACTCCCGGTCGAATGACGTGTGGATGCGGATATTCCTGAACCACGTCTATCAGGCAAACCCACGCCTTCATGTCCTCGACAACTCGAGCGTGTTCATCCCGTACCGCATGGGCAACACCTTCGTCATGTGTCACCACAGCGATAAGTGCAAGCCGGATCGGCTGATCGACGTGATGGCCACCGACTTCTCCGTCGACTGGGGCGAGGCGACCTACCGCTACATCGACATCGGTCACATTCACCACCGCATGCAGTCGAAGGAATCCGCCGGCGTGACGGTTGAGTCGTGGAACCAGCTAGCCCCGGGCGACAAGTACGCGCACGACGGCGGCTGGCGGTCCCGTGCGTGCCTCACCGCGGTGCTGAGATCCAAGACCTATGGCGAAAAGGGCCGCATCACCATCAGCGCCGAAGAGGTGAAGGACATCATCTCGAATGCTGTGCCAGGTGCTGAAGCTTTGAAACGTCGCGTTGTGTATTCGGTTTAAGGGGAGAACTGCCATGACTTACAGAAACGTCGTTTCCGCAGTGGTGCGCGCTCTGGCCGCCGAGACCGTCAACTCGGCCGGGGGCTGCGACTTTGAGCCGAAGGTGCAGTGCGCCAAGCAGAAGGGGGAGATCGTCGGGAAGGAGGCGGCACTGTTGCAGGATTGCATCGTCCACAAGTTGCTGCATAAGGTCCTGAGCCAGCGCCACTGGTTCGCCTTGACCGCCAAGTTCAGCACGCACAACGGCCGCAAGATCGAGGCGACCGGGCGACTGGTGGCGATCGTGACCAGTCCGGCGCCGGCGCTATTCACCCGCAAAGCTGTGACCGCGTGGGCAATCCCTCAGATCAAGGGTGTCCGCCGGGAGCCTGTGAAGGTCAAGGCGCCTGAGTTTGACGAAGACGTACCAGCGTGGCGGGTAGAGGCAGCAAAGGCCGCTGTCGAGCGCGCGAACGCATCAGCGGCCAAGCGCGGAACCTGTCAGCATGATGGGGCGATAGTCCTCGCTGATTCGAACTACGACATGAACACCTGGGACAATCAGGGCATGACTGAGCGTACCTATCAGCTCTGGAATAAGGCGATCAAGAAGACTCTGGAAAGCCTTGTGGATGATGCGTTGGTAGAGGCTCAGGTGATCCTTGAAGAGGCAGGAGTATTGGGGGAAGAGGCTGCTTAATGAAGTGGCATAAATAGTGCTTGTATTTCATTTCGCCAGTTCGTACTATTTACCCATCCTGTCGATCTTGCGCGTTAGGGATTGACACAAAAAAGCCCGACCATTGAGTCGGGCTTTTTGCTTTCCAGCACTACCGGGCTTGTGGGTCCTTGCCAGTTGAAGCGGCGAACGAGTGAGCTTCGGTCACCTGGAGCCGAAGCCCAAACATCGCAAGAGCATCCTCCAAACTCTCGAGCTTTGACGTGTGCTCGAAGTCGACCAGGCGCGCGGCCGCAGTTGGAGAGATCTTCAGCATTGCGGCCAGATCGGCCTTCGTCTTTCCGGTGTGGATGAGTTGATTCCAGAGAATCGCCTTCGCCACTGTCACGCCAGACAGCCGGACGTAGTAATCCCCAGCGCCGGATGCATGCGGGATCTCGCGTCGCTGATCCACATAGATCGAAAGCGCCAAGGTGATCCCGTCGGCTGCATTTTTAAGCAGCTCCTCCAAGGTATCGCCGGCGCTGTGTGCTTCTGGGATGTCCGGGCACGATGACCAGAAGTGATCGTGCTCCTCATGAACAACGATTTTGTATGAGTACATAGGGTTCCTCTCTTTAGGGGAGCTGATGTTTCGCATTCCGGGTAGAGCCTCAGTCCTTGAGGCTCAGTTGTTTGATGATTTCCTTCCTAAGTCCTTCGCCTATCTCCTTGGCGCCGTGGCTTGGGAAGATCGTCTGTCGGTCCTTGTATCGAATCTTGAAGTGACTGCCATTTGCTGACTTCGAGAATTCGACCCCTTGGGCCACCAGCCATCGCCGGAATTCGTTGTATTTCATCAGCTCTCCTCTGTTGTGTTGATGGGTTCATTGTATGCACATAAGTGTTCAGTGTAAATACTTATGTTTAGACTGATTCGAATATTTCCCCCTACCACATGCAACTGAGAGGTCGAGCGCATGGAATTCCTTCATCGCCTGCTCGACAAAGCTGACTTGATCCTCGCAGGCCTCGTAGGCGCCATCATCGCAAGCTGGTGGAGCAAGGACGATCTGAAAGACCTTTGGTCATGGATCATCTTCCTGCTTACGGGTATCGCATGCGCCCTGTACCTGACTGGCATTGTTTGCGATCGCCTGGGTGTGAATGACCCCAACAATGTGGCCGGTGTTGGCTTCCTCCTCGGGGCATTCGGCGGGTCACTCCTGACCGCCATCAACCGCGCCATCAAAACCGCTGACCTTTGGGCACTTATCCGCTCGAAGTTCGGAGGGGGTTAGCCATGAGCCTTCAAACATTGAGCACGGCCTTTATCTCCATCATCGCCATCTGGGCCATGTGGTGCGTACTGAGCCATAAGGTGAGAGACGGCATTGTCGGCAAAATCATTTACGCGGCCATCGCGGTTTCTGGGTTTGCCATCGCAACCCGAGGCGATACGGTCCTCAGCCCCAGCGCGGCTGGCGTCACCTTTCACGGAGCGCTTGCCTTGGCAGGACTGAGACATTGGTTCGTCGCGAACCACTGGCACCTCGTCAGGGCGTGGCTATGCCGCTACCTGCACTGCGAGCAATGCCTTAACAGCGAAACCACCAAGGCGGACAAGACATGAACCTGATTCCCCAATGGCAACAGCTCTGGAAGATGTACAGCGTTCAACTGGCCGGCTTGCTAACCCTGCTGAACACCGCCGCCTACTTCTGGCCAAGCTTCCAGATGTTCGTTGGTCCTGAACTCTTCGCCGCTGTGAACGGCCTGCTGGCTGCCGGTGTCGCCGTCGTGCGTGCCATTCAACAGCCAGTTCTGACTGCTCCAGTAGCCACGCCAACCGCTTAAACCAAAGGGTGCCTGGCTTCGTGCGGGCGCCACTCCACACGCAATAGATTGCTCGAATAGGCCGGCAACGCTCGGAATATTGGCAGTTGGTTGCAGCCCCGCATGGTGACGATATGGCCAAGACCTTCCAGTTACAGGCCTATCTGCCGTGGTGGTTCGTTCTCTACCTGAGAGCCTGCTACGTCTTCGCTTGGATGATCGGCATGGAGGTCGACACGGACATCGTGTCCGCTCAGGCCGAGAAGGCGATCCGGTTCCGCAAGATCGAGTTAAGCGACGAGGCTAAGCCATGACGACCATTGCCTACAAAGACGGCGTGATCGCCTATGACGGTCGGATCACTCGCGGCAACCAGATCACCTACGACGACTTCGACAAGTGCCTGGAGCGTGATGGCGTCAAGTTCGTGTGCTCAGGGTCTACCGCTGACTTCGAAAGCATCATCAGCGCCTACTTCGGCAATGAAGTCACCAGTTGTGGAGCGGTCGCGCTGATCGTGGCTGACGGCATTGTGTGGCATTCCGCTGTAGACGAGACCTCTGGCTTCTGGAAGTCGGCCCTGATTCAAGATCGGCCCTACGCCCTCGGCAGCGGATCGGAACATGCCCTAACCGCGATGGACATGGGCGCTACTGCCTATCAGGCCGTCGAGATGGCCATGAAGCGCGATAGCTGCACTGGCGGCAAGATCAGAACGTTGACCATCAAGGCCGATTGAGCCCTGCGCCTATGGGTTGGAGTGATTCAACTCCGCAGCACGGGCGACGGCATCAGCCTCATGCTCGAAATCACCTGCGTGCTGCCCGGTAACCGTATCGACGATATGAAAGTGAATGGCTTCATACATGGGGCGTGAGTCTTCGTCTTTGAGTTCGAAGCCCTTTACGCCTTCTTTCTGTTGCGGTGGCTTGACGATGTAGCGGGCCATGTTGCTCTCCTTACGTTGAGTTGATCTCCATCAATACCGGCAACCAGCCACCTTTTCAAGTCCTGCCCCAGCGAGGCACCAGAGTCTCAAGGAATCCCTATGGCGCTGACAGCGAAACAGCAGCGCTTTGTCGATGAGTACCTGAAAGACCTGAATGGCGCACAGGCCGCTATCCGCGCAGGGTACAGCAAGAACTCGGCCCGCCAGATCGCTGAACAGAACTTGACAAAACTTGACATTCAAACGGCGCTCACACGCCGAATGAATGAGCGCGAACAGAAGGCCGCTATCACCCAAACAATGGTGCTTGAGCGCCTATGGATGATTGCTACGGCAAACCCCAATGAGTTGATCGAACATCGGCGTGGATGTTGCCGGCATTGCTTTGGCGCTGATCATCAATACCAGTGGAAGGATGAGGCCGAGATGCTCAAGGCGGTCGCGGATTCGTCTGACCCTGACAGCGTGACGGAAGAGGGCGGGTATGGGTTCGACCCGACGATACGCCCGCACCCCAAGTGCCCAAAGTGCCGCGGCGAGGGCTTCGGCTCTGTCCATGCTCATGACTCGCGTGATGTGAGCCCGGCTGCGCTTGCCCTGTACGCCGGGGTGAAGCAGACCAAGGAAGGGTTCGAGATCAAGATGCATGACCAGTTGGCCGCGCTCGACAAGGTCGCCAAGCACCTGGGCATGTACAACGACAAAGTGCCGTCCGCGCTCGACGACGAAATGAAGCGTCTGAACATTGAGAAGCTCCGCCGCGAGCTGGAAGACCCGAACAAAGGTCTTCCAGAGCCGAAGCAAGTAATCATCGGGGTTGAAGATGCAAGCGATCCTGATGCTGAACAGGCCCCAGTTTGAGTTCATCAAAAGCCACAAGAAGTTCATGGCGTTCGTTGGGGGCTACCGAAGCGGCAAGACGTTCGTGGGTTGTGTGCGGATGTGCGTCAACGCGCTTGAGTTCCCCGGCATTCCGCAGGGCTACTTCGCGCCGACCTATCCGCAGATCGCCGACATCTTCTACGAGACGATGCCAGAGGTCGCGCAGGCGTTCGGGCTGTTCGCCGATATCGTGGCCAGCAAGAAGCGCGTTTACCTGCGTGACAACCTTGGTCGCTGCCTGAGCACCATCGTGTGCAAGAGCATGGAGCACCCGCACCGCATCGTCGGCTTCAACATTGCGCATGCCTTGGTCGATGAGATCGACTGCATGCCGATCAAGAAGGCTGACAGCGCGTGGAAGAAGATCATTGCGCGGATGTCGACCGTGTGGCCCGGCCGCGACCAGAACACGATTGACGTCACGACGACACCCGAGGGATTTAACTGGGTTTATCGCAAGTTCGTGCGTGAGTTGGCCGCTAACCCGAGCCAGCGCCCGCTGTATGGCATCGTGCATGCCAGCACCAGGGACAACGCGAAGAACCTGCCGAAAGACTACATCGGGTCGCTCAAAGAGTCGTACCCGGCGAACCTCGTCGATGCCTACATTGACGGCAAGTTCGTCAACCTGGTGTCGGGCAGTGTGTACCCGAGCTTCGACAGGGTACTCAACCACACCAGCGAGACGATCAAGGACGGTGAAGCGCTGCATGTTGGCCTCGACTTCAACATTTCCCGCATGGCAGCAATGGTTCACGTCATCCGTGATGGGCGACCGTTACTACTCGGCGAGATCACGCATGTGTTCGACACGCCAGCGATGATCGATGCGCTTAAGGCGAAGTACCAAGGCCATCACATCTCGATCTACCCCGATGCCAGCGGCAACAACCGCAAGAGCGTCAACGGGAGCGAGACGGACCACAGCTTGCTCCGCACTGCCGGCTTCACCCTTGTCGTCAACCCGGCGAACCCTGCCGTGCGTGACCGTGTGCTGTCCGTCAACGCCATGTTCCTGAATGGCGATGGTGAGCGCCGCTACAAGGTCAACACCGAACTCTGCCCAGTCGCAACAGGTGTGCTTGAACAACAGACCTATAACGACCAGGGCGAACCGAACAAAGACGGCACGGAAGACCCGAACGACGCCTTGGGCTACTTCATCATCAAGCGCTTCCCGATCGTCAAACGCACAGCCACTCAAGTACCTCTGAGAATTTAACTATGAGCAGTGATGATCCGAGCAAGACGCTGCCCGCAGTGGATGCCATGCGCCAAGACTGGGCGATCGTAGACCCCCTGATGGGCGGCACCAGAGCGATGCGTGAGGCCGGGGCTGAGCTGCTGCCAAAGTGGCCGAAGGAAGACGACTGCGATTACAAGGATCGCTTGAGCCTGTCCACCCTTTTCCCGGCTTACCGCGAGACAGTCAAGAACAATACGGGCCGCGTATTCGCCGAGCCGATCGTGATGGGCGATGATGTCCTGCCGGCAATTGCTGAGCTGACACAGGACTTCGACCGCCAAGGCAACAACCTGCAGGTATGGGCAAAGTCGTTCTTCTCGCAGGCCATGTCGCACGGCTTGTGCCATGCGCTGGCGGACTACCCGAACATCAAGCCGAGTGGCGACACCGAGCAACTTGTAACACTGGCTGACGCTCAAGCAGTCAAGGCTCGGCCTTACGCCGTCATGATCCGCCCTCAGCAAGTGATCGGATGGCGCGTCATCAATGATGGCGGCGAGCACATCCTGACCCAGTTCCGCTACAAGGAATCGGTCGAGGAAGAGGATGGTCTGTTCGGAATCAAGAACATCGATCAGATCCGCGTGCTGATCCCAGGCGCATGGATGACGTTCCGCGAGAAGGCTGACGACAAGGGACAAAAGTCGTGGGCGCTGCACGAGGAGGGCAAGACCTCGCTCGATCACATCCCACTGACGACTCTCTACACCGACCGCACAGGTTTCATGACGGCCAAGCCGCCGCTGCTGGAGCTAGCCTATCTGAACGTCAAGCATTGGCAGTCACAGAGCGACCAGGACAACATCCTGCACGTTGCACGGGTGCCGATGCTGGCTGTGATCGGCCTTCCGGAAGGGGAGAAGATCACTGTCGGCGTGGGATCGGCAACCAACCTACCTGTCAATGCAGACATGAAGTGGGTCGAGCACACCGGAAAATCGATCGATGCAGGCCGTACGTCGCTGTCCGACCTTGAAGACCAGATGCGCGTCGCTGGCGCCAAGCTGCTCCAGAAGGACAAACAGGCCGTCAAGACTGCCACGCAAGCCGAGGAAGAGGCTGCTCAAGAGCTGAGCCCGCTTCAGGCCATGGCGAGCGGCCTTGAGGATGCGCTGGATCAGATCCTCCAGCACTTCGCCGAATTGAGCGGGCTACCTGAGGGTGGTCATGTTCAGGTGAGCGGCAACTTCGAGACGGATTACATACCCGAGGTTTCCATACCGGCCCTGATCCAGTTGAACCTGACCAGCAAGATCTCGGATCAAACCCTGTTCTCCGAACTGCAGCGCCGCAACGTGGTGTCGCAGGACCTGGACTGGGCAGAAGAGTCTGCAAAAATCGCCGAACAAGGTCCAGCACTCGGAACCCTCTAAATGCCAACCGTCAACCAAGTCCTCGAAGACGAGCAGATCGCGCACGCGGTCGATCTAGAAAAGTACAAGGTTGGCGTGGTCCGGCGGATCATTGCGCTGCTGAACCGGTCGGATGCCGACCTTTCGGCGGCCTTGGCTGCCGCACTGGAGCGTCTGCCGGCTGAATCCTTCACGGTCGAGCGCCTGGAGCTACTGCTGGGTCAGGTGAGGCTGATCAACAGTCAGGCCTATGCATCTGTGGCCCAAGCGCTACAGGACGACTTGAAGGACTTGGCAGGCTATGAGGTGAGTTGGCAGCAGACGCTGTTCGAGTCCAGCATTCCCGAGCCGGTGCAGGTCCGCTTCCCGATCGCCAGTGTCAGCGCCGAGCAGGCCTATGCTGCCGCGCTCTCCCGGCCGTTCCAGGGACGCCTGCTGCGCAACTGGGGCGAGGAGATCGCCGCCGACCGCATGGTCAAGGTCCGCAACGCGATCCGCGCCGGTTACCTCGAAGGCAAGACGACTGACCAAATCATCCGCAGCATTCGTGGCTCTCGGGCTACGGGTTACGCTGACGGATTCCTTGAGCGACCTCGCAAAGACCTTGCGGCAGTCGTCAGGACGGCTGTAAGCCATACCGCGGCGACTGCCCGGGATGAATTCAACAAGGCCAACGAGGAAGTCCTGAAGGCCGAGCGCTGGGTGTCCACGCTCGACAACAAGACCTCGCCGATGTGCCGCATCCGCGACCAGCTTCAGTACACCGTGCTCACGCACAAGCCGATTGGACACAAGGTGCCTTGGCTGCAAGGCCCGGGCAAGATCCACTGGTGCTGCCGATCGACGTCGGCACCGGTGACCAAGAGCTGGAAAGAGCTTGGCATGAACATCGATGAGATGACGCCAGCCCAGCGCGCCAGCATGGACGGCCAGGTCCCGGCTGATACGAACTACAGCGAATGGCTCAACCGCCAGTCGGACGCCCGCAAGATCGAGGTGCTCGGCCCGGCGCGCGCTCAGCTTCTGAAGGATGGCAAGCTGGATCTAGAGGACTTCTACACGCCGACCGGCGAGTGGATGACCCTGGACCAGATGCGCGCGCGGGATGCTGCGGCGTTTGCTAAGATCGCCGCATGACAGACAAACCCCGCTTCCACGTAATCGACGGCACCGCTCCACCGAATACCCCGGCCGAGCAGGTGCGTCGTCGTGTGCGTGCTCAGCCGAAGCCAGCGGCGATGGTTCAGTGCCATCGTTGCGGCGGTAGGGAAGTGATCGAGACCAAGATCGGCGTCATGATGAAGGACGGCAAGCCAACTGGCGGGACGAAGGCGCTGCTTTGCGTCTGCTGCCTGCTCAAAGGTGAGCGCGTCACGCTGTAGCGTCACGGAACTAATTCAAACAGCCCTGGCATACGCCGGGGCTTTTTTATGCCTGCAATACCACTACTAGAACCAGGAGAAACACCATGCTGACACTAAAAATGATGGGCGGCGAAGACTTGGCTGATTGCAGCACAAGCAAAAGCTTCACTCTGGTTGATCTGGCCCCTGGAAGCGCAATTGCTTTCGGTCGTGGCCCGGGCGGTACGCCGGAGATCAGCGTGACCAGCCGCGATGGAGAGGTTGAGCAATGGGCTCCTGCCGGGAACACCTATGTCATGCAGGATGGCAAGACCATATCGACCTTCTCCTATTCGAACTGACCAGCAACACGATTCACACAGGCCTCGTCAATGACGGGGCTTTTTATTGCCGCTAGGCGGCCAACAGACCCAAGGGGTTAGCAGATGTTTATTTTCGGCAAGTGGTATCCGCTGATGGCGGAAGAGGGTGGCGGCGAAGGCGGTGGTAATGGTGGCGGCGGTGGCGGGTCAGGCCCGGAGATCACTCCAGAGCTTCAGGCAATCATCGACGCTCGCGTTGGTGAGGCTGTAACTGGCCTGAAGACCAAGAACACCGAACTGTTGGGCAAGCTGAAGACAACCGGCGACCAACTCAAGTCCTTCGAAGGCATCGACCCCGAAGCGGTGCGCGGCATTCTCTCGAAGTTTGCGAACGACGAAGAAGCCCAGCTGATTGCCAAAGGCGATATCGATACCGTCCTGGCCAAGCGTGCTGACCGCATGAAGGCCGGCTTCGAGAAAGACCTCAAGGCCGCTCAAGATGCTGCCACCAACGCATCGAGCCGCACCGAGAAGTTTGCCTCCCGCGTCCTGAAGGGTGAAGTGGTTGGTGCTGCTACCGAAGCCGGCGTGCACAAGTTCGCTATGGAAGACGCAATGCTCGCTGCAGCCCGCGACTTCGAACTGGACGACGACGGCAACCCCATCGCCCGGGAGGGCAAGTACGGCAAAGACGGCAAGCCGCTGACGCTCAAGGAGTGGTTTGCGGAAATGAAGGACTCCCGTCCTCACTGGTTCCCTGCTACCGGTAACGGCGGCGGTGCTGGCCATGGCGGCGGGAATGGCTCCAAGACCATGACGCAAGAAGCATTCAATGCACTCTCCCCGAAAGAACGGGCAGCGGCGATGAGCGGCGGCATGACCATCAAGGGCTGATTTACCAAACCCCAAACCAAGGCCCGCCATGTGCGGGTTTTTTATTGCCTTAAGGAAACCGCCACATGGCAAACGTTCTCACCGCATTGCAGCCGGTCCTGTACTCGGCTGCCCAAGAAGTCTCGAACGAAGCGTTCGGGGTAATCAGTTCGATCAGTGCCAACTTCGACGACAAACGAGTCGCCAAAGGTGACACGGTCAAGGTTCCGGTTGCGCCATCGCGTACCCCGACCGACTTCGCTCCTGGCGTTGCCGCGGCTGCGGGCGATGACGCCACTGCAACCAGCGTCGACGTGGCGATCACCGCCTCGAAGAAAGTCAGCTGGCACATGACCGGCGAGCAACTGCTCAGCCTGCAAAACGGTGGCACTGACAAGGAGTGGGTTCGCCAACTTGTTGCTCAGGGCATGCGCTCGCTGCGCAACCTGGCTGAAGCTGACTGCGCAGTAGCCGTCAAGCAAGGCGCCTCCCGCGCTGTCGGCACTGCTGGCACCAACCCGTTCGCATCGGACATCAACATCATTGCCGACGCGCGCAAGGTGTTGCTGGACAACGGCGCGCCACTGGCTGACCTGCAGCTGTGTATCGATTCGAGCGCCGGCGTATCTGCCCGCAAACTCGGCATCATCCAGCAAGCCTATCAGGCTGGCAGCGATGAAGAACGCCGCAGCGGTCGCCTGCTGCGTCAGTTCGGTTTTGCCATCACCGAATCGGCCGGCATCACCACCCACACCAAGGGTACTGGCGCTTCCTACGTCACCAGCGGCTCGACTGCTACTGGCGTGCGCGACATCGCTCTGGTGACTGGCACCGGCACTGTTCTGGCTGGTGACGTTGTGACCTTCGCGGCTGACTCGGTCAACAAGTACGTGATCACCAATGGTGTGGCTGCTCCGGGCACTATCAGCCTGGGTCGTCCTGGCGCTCGTACCACCATCGCAACCGCGAACGCCATGACTATCGGCAACAACTACGCGCCGAACCTCGCGTTCGAGCGTAGCGCTGTCGTCGGCATCATGCGTCCGCCAGCCATGCCTGAAAACGCCACCATCGACCAGATGCTGATCAGCGATCAGAACGGCATGACCTACCTGTTGCTGCAAATCCAGCAATACGGTCAGACCACCTGGGAGCTGCACTTGGCCTGGGGCTTCAAAGTGGTTCAATCCGAACACGTCTGCCTCGTTCTGGGCTGATACGTCGAATAACGCTCAGGGGCTTCGGCCCCTGCGTGTTCAAGAGGAATAGAGCATGGCTGGTTTGACCAAAGAGCAAAAAGCGGCAAGGGTACTCTTGGCGAAAGCTATTGAGATCAGCACATTGTCCGCCGATGAATTCGAAAAGCTGAGCGATGACGAGAAGAAAGTCTTCCTCGACATGGCACAGGACGCTTCTGAGCCTGAAGACGAGGTGGACAACTCCCATCTGATCGAAGTCAGCAAGGACGGTGAAACCCTCAGTGTTCACCCGACTGCACTGGCTGACCACAAGCGCAACGGCTGGAAAGAGGTCTGATATGGCACTGGTGATCGAGAGCGGCTTAGTAGTGCCCGGTGCCGAAAGCTTCGCCACGGCCGCCGAACTGGTCACCTACGCCGCAAATTTTGGCCGGGTGATTCCGGCTGACGTCCCGTCTCAGGAAGCTTTGTTGCGTCGGGCCGCGCTCGAAATGAACGCCAAGCCCTGGAAAGGCCGAACGGTCAGCCCGGTCCAAACACTGGCGTGGCCTCGCTACGAGGTCTGCCTGAATAAGTGGCTGCTACCGTCCGACTCCATCCCCGCGCAGATCAAGGCCGGGCAAATGGCACTGGCCACCGAGATTCATGCCGACGACTTATCGCCGCCCGAGCAACGCCTTGGCTCAATCAGCCGGGAGAAGGTCGGGCCACTTGAAACCGAGTACTCGACTGCAAGCCCCATCATCAGCAAGGCTGCCGCTGTTCGGCAGTCCTATGCGCAGTTCTCCGGGCTTTTGCAGTCGTCCAGCCAGGTATCACTGAGTAGAAGCTGATGGCAGAAATCTACGATCGAGCGAAGGCGAGCGCTGCTCGAATGCTAGCGCCGCGCTCCCGTGGTGGCAAAGGTCTAGAGCTGTCACTGGTCCGCGTCACGACAGGTGAATATGACCCTGAAGTCGGCGCAAGCCCGGTGACTACGGTTCAATACGACGGCTCAGGCTTTCGCGAGAACTACCGTCAGCAGGATATCGACGGCTCGCGCATCAAGGTGGGCGACGTTAAGATCCTGATCTCTCCGCTGCTGCAGGACGGCACGGACACGCCGAGGCCGATCAGCCAGGACAAGATCCTCTTCGCCGGCGACACCTACACCGTCCAGAACGTTGACCCGTGGGATTACGCCGGCCTTGCCGTTGGCTTCAGTGTGCAGGCCCGCAAATGAGCTTCGCATTGGACCTGAAGGCGTTCGCCGAGAAGGCCGAAGCCAATGCCGAGACGGTGATCAAGAAGGTCGCCATCGACCTGCTGGCGGCCGTGGTGGATCGATCCCCCGTCGGCAACCCTGAACTATGGGCGGCCAACGCGACCGCGACCCAGTACAACAACGAGGTGGCCCGGCTGAATGCCGAGCTGCGCACCGATCCGGCTAACCTGTCCAAAAATGGGCGGATGAAGCCGGGCCGCTTGATCAAGGACGGCATGGACTTGGTCGCTGGCGGCGGGTACGTCGGCGGCCGCTTCAGGGGGAACTGGCAGGTCAGCTTCGATGTGGCCAAGACCGGCACGCTCGAACGCATCGACCCGACCGGGCAAGACTCGAAGGGAGACGGCGCGACGGTGATTCAAGGCTTCACGACTCAGGTCGGCACTATCTGGATGATGAACAACCTTCCGCATGCGCAGCCGCTGGAGTACGGACATTCGAGCCAAGCACCGGCGGGCATGGTCCGCGTCTCCGTCCTTGAAGTTCAGATGTTCATCGATAAAGCCGTCTCGGAGTTGCCCTAATGTCTGATCGAATCATCCGCAGCCTGTTTGAAGGCCGCCTGAAGACTTGGGCCACGGCCAGGGTGCCGGCACTGCCGATTGCCTATGAAGATGTCGACTTCACGCCTCCGGCGGACGGATCGCCATACCTGCGAGCCTTCCTGCTGCCGGCCAACACGACCAGCGAAGATCTTGAGGGCAAGCACACGGCTTACCGTGGCGTGTTCCATGTTAGCGTCGTGACCAAGGCCGGTTCGGGCCGAGGTGCTGCTGAGTCAATCGCCGACGAGATCGCCGCGCTGTTCCCGAACAACCTGGCCCTGACCAAAACGACCTTCACCGTCTACGTCCGCTCGCCGATGGCAACTGCCGCGCCACAGCAGGGCGACACGACCACCACGCTGCCGCTGTCGCTCACGTACCGCGCCGACACAGCCTGAGTTTTCGGCGATACTGGCCGCAATGAATCAGAGGTGTACGAAATGGGCGAGAAGAGAGCAGCATCGATAAACCCAGAGAACCCGCGACAAGCCCGGGCGTTCTACTGCTTGCGTTCGGCCGATGATGCTGGCGAGAGTCGAAACGCTTGGGTCGTCATGCGCGAACTGTCAGAGTCGTTAGGCTTCAAGCTGCTCGACAGCTGCCCGCAAACGATCGCCGAGGGCATTGATTGGTGGATTGAGTTCGAGGTCTATCCAGAGCTACCCGCCTTCGTATATCCGGCAAGATGGAAGCGTATCGGTCAGGCGTAAGCCTAAAGCGCCTCCGCGCAACAAATCACTAATCCGCCCATTGGGCAAACCCAGAACCCGCCATTGAGCGGGTTTTGTCATTTCTGCACAGAGGAAAACCCCATGGGCTACAAACTCCCCAACGGCGCTACATTCGAGCATGCCGCTACCTACGCCGCTGCGCTCCCGTTCTCGGCCATCTCCAACGCGTCCGAAGCCATCTGCACCGTTGTCGGCGCCACTCTGGTAGCTGGCGACATCGTTCAGCTCACTTCCGGCTGGACTCCACTCAATGGCAAGGTGGTCCGCGTCAAGGCCGCGACAGCGACCGCGATCACCCTGGAAGCGATCGATACCACTAGCACCCAGATTTACCCGGCCGGCTCCGGCGCTGGCACGCTGACCAAGGTGCTGACCTGGGCGCAAATCCCGCAGATCACCGACGTGGCTTTCTCCGGGGGCGACCAAAACTATTCCGACATCGTCTTCCTTGAAGACCAGCAAGGCCGTCAACTGCCTACCGACAAGTCTGCTGCCAGCATGGTGCTGACTGTTGCTGACGATCCGACTCTGGCCTATGTGGCCATCGTCACTGCTGCCGACGCCGCGAAGTCGATGCAGGCCGCCCGGTTGAACCTGCCAGGCACTGACAAGCTGTACTACGGCGCCTATACCTCGTTCTCGCTTCAGCCGGCGGTCTCCCGCAACAACTTGCTGACTCGAACCGTCTCCCTGGCCTTGCAGGCCGCACCTACCCGCTACCTGTCGTAAGGGGAACACATGGCTAGCTTCAAGATTGCCCAGAACACCACGTTCAAGGCCGAAGTCGAAATTCCCCGCGTCGGCTTCGAGCCGGTCAAGGTTGAGTGCGAATTCCATTATCGCGACCGCAAGGAACTGTCGAAGTACTACGACAAATGGAATTCTGAGCGTGATGCGCTTGCCAAGGAGGCTATGAAGGATGGCGCAACTTGGGAGTCTGCCACTGCAGGACAGATCGCGCTGGAGATCGAGCAACTCAAGGAAACGCTCGTCAGTTGGAGTTTTGACGAAGAGCTCACGGATGAGGCCATCGCCGAGCTGGTGTCGACCTGTGTCGGCGCCCCCATTGCGATCATCAACGCCTACAAAAAGGCCTACGAGGTCGCTGCTCGGGGAAACTGATCGCCGCGGTGCAAGCGATGTACGGGTCGCGAGCGCCTGAAGAACAGCTGTCGCTGTTCGGCCTCAGCGCCGAGGACCTTGAAGAGGAAGACGTGGAGGTCTGGCCAGACAACTGGTCGGTCTTCCGCCTGTTCAATGCGCTCGGCACGCAGTGGCGCACCGGCCCCGGCGGCGCTACCGGGCTCGACTACACGTCCATTCGCGACGTGGCCAGCTACATCGGCATCAAGAAGCGGCAACTCCCCGAACTCTTTCCTGACCTTCAAGTAATGGAGGCCGAAGCGCTCGCTGTCATGGCTGAGGCGTAGTGAATTTTATTGTCAGGAGAAAGGCATGACACAAGACATCGCCAGCCTTGGGATCAAGGTAGAGACCGGTGACGTTGCCAAAGCTTCCACGGAACTGGATGGCTTGGCTCAGGCTGGCGCGAAGGCCGAGAAAGCCACGGAAGGCCTGTCTGGCGAGAGCAAAAAGGCCAGCGCCTCCATCAAGGCGATGGCGGCTGAGACGAAAGCGGCTGAATTGGCTGCGGCCAAGCTGGAAAAGCAGACCAATGCGACCGGGCTGTCAGCGAAGCAAACGGCTGCCGCACTGCGCGGTGTGCCCGCTCAAGTCACCGATATCGTGACCAGCCTCCAAGGTGGCCAGGCTCCACTTCAGGTTCTGCTCCAACAAGGTGGTCAACTCAAGGACATGTTCGGCGGGATTGGCCCTGCTGCGCGCGCCTTGGGCGGCTACGTTGCTGGGTTGGTTAACCCATACACGCTGGCTGCGGCCGCGGCGGCTGGCCTGGGGATCGCCTACTACAAAGGATCGCAGGAAGCGACCGCCTACAGTACGGCACTGATTCTCACCGGCAATGCGGCGGGCACCAGTGCTGACAAGTTGGCAGGCTTGGCGGCACAGGTCAGTTCGACCATCGGCACCACTGGCGCCGCGGCAGAAGTCTTGGCCACGTTGGCCGGTAACAGCAAAATCGCTGGCGACAGTTTCGACGAGATCGCCGTTGCGGCGCTGCAGATGGAGAAAACCACCGGCAAAGCAATCGACGAAACCATCGCGGAATTCGCGAAGATCGCCAAGGACCCGGTCGCGGCGGCGAAGGAACTGAACGACCAGTACGGCTTTTTGACGGCTGCCGTCTATTCGCAGATTGTCGCGCTGAAAGAGCAGGGCGATACCATTGGCGCTGCCAAGCTGCTGACCGACACCTATGCATCGACCATCAACTCGCGCACTGGCGAAATCACCGCCAACCTCGGATTGATCGAAAGCGCGTGGAAAGGAATCAAGTCGGCTGCCGCCGGCGCGCTGGATGCAACACTCAGCGTTGGCCGCACGCAGTCTCTGGAACAGCAGGCTGCCGAGATCCGTCAGCGCCTGCAATCGAATCAGGGGCGCGGCGGTCGTGCTGCTGCGCTTGGCCTGGATACCCGCAGCACTGAACAGGATAAAAAGGACCTCGACTATCTGGAGCTCCAGATCGAGGCCGAGAAATCGCGCACCAAGTTCATCGGTGATCGGGTTCAGGTCCAGAAGGACGGTATTGATGCTGCCATCAAGCTGAAGGCCATTGCCGACGCCAACCTCACCAACGAAGAAAAGCGCAACAAGCTGATCAAGGAATATCAGCGGACCGTTGAAGACATGCGTGAAGCGGACCCCAACAACCCGCTGGTCCAGGCCGATGTCGTCGCGAAGAACATCCAGAACATCAAGGACAAGAACAAGGACCCGGCCGGCAAGGCGAATCAGCTCAACCTGAGCGGATATAACGACGCCCAGAACGCGATCAAGGAACTGCAGGCTGCCTATTCGAACTCCGAAAAGGAACTTGAGGCGCAGCAGAAGGCTGGACTGATCACGCAGCAAAACTACCTCGACCAGCGTACCGCGCTGATCCGGGCGGAGCGTGAAGAAGTCACCGGTGCCTATCAGGCCGAGATTGCGGCATTGGAAGCGGTCAAGGACCGCACCGGCACGACTGGCGAGCAGCGTATTCAGCTCGACCAGAAGATTGCCGACGCCCGAACCAACATGGTCAAGGCGCAGAAGGATGCCGACAGTCAACTGGAAGTGCTTGCGACCAATGAGCAGGGCCGACTGAAGAAGCAGGCCTTGGCGATCCAGACCTACACCGATGCCTTGAATCAACAAAACATCACGCTTCGCCAGCAAGGGCAGCGTGAGGCGGCAAGCCTTGGCATGGGTGACCGGCAGAAAGGGTTGCAGAGCCAGTTCAACGGCATCGACGACAAGGCCAATGCCCAGCGCATCGATCTGGCCAACCAGTACGGCGACGGATCGCGCGGCATGAGCCTGGACGAGTACAACGCCAAGCTGAAGGCCGTCGCGCAGAGCCAGCAGGAACTGCGCAACACGGTGGTTGCCAATTACGACGACATGACCGACGCACAAGGCAGCTGGAGCGCGGGCGCATCGTCGGCCTGGGAGAACTACCTGGAGTCGACGCGCGACGTGGCTGGGCAGACGAAAAGCCTGCTCACCAACGCGTTCAGCTCAGCCGAGGATGCGTTCGCCCAGTTCGTCACGACCGGCAAGGCTTCGTTCTCTGACTTCACCAAGTCGATCCTCGCCGATATGGCGCGGATCGCGGCGCGGCAGGCAAGTTCGTCGGCCTTGAGCGGCCTGTTCGGGCTGGCTTCCAGTGCGGCGAGCTCGTACTTCGGCGGTAGCCCGACGTCTGCCGGATCTACGCAGGCAGGTTACTCCTCGACGTACTTCCCGCAGGCGAAGGGCGGTGCTTGGTCCGACGGCGTGCAGATGTTCGCCAATGGTGGCGCCTTCTCCAATAGCGTCGTGAGTTCTCCTACTGCCTTCGGGATGTCGGGTGGGAAGACCGGTGTCATGGGCGAGGCCGGACCGGAAGCGATTGTGCCGCTGGCTCGGGATTCGCAAGGGCGACTCGGGATTCGCGGCGGAAGCAGCGCAACCCCGATCACCATGACCTTCTACATCGACGCGGCTGATAACGGCGCGAGCACAATCCCAGATCCGGCGAAGCTGGCCGAGGCAATGAAGGTTGTAGCGCGGCAGGAAATCGCACAGCAGCGCCGTAACGGCGGGCAACTCACCTAAGGAGGCGTCATGCCGACATTCACATGGGTTCCGACCTACGACGCCACTAAGACGATCACCCCGACCGTCAAGGTCATCAAGTTCGGCGACGGATACGAGCAGCGGCAGGGAACCGGTATCAACCAACAGCCGCGCGAGTACTCCATGACCTTCAAGCGTCCTGTGGCAGAGATCGAGGCGATTGACGCCTTCCTCAAAGCCCGAGGCGGGCTCGAATCGTTCACCTATACGCATCCAGGGCAGTCACCCGGGCAGTTCGTTTGCCGCAAGTGGCCGCGCATCAATGTAGCCAAAGGCATTGACAGCATGTCGGTGACCTTTGAGGAGGTTTACGAGTGAGTGAACTTCAAGGTCAGCTGTCGCTCGCCCGTGGTCTGTCGATCTGGGAGGGGTTCGACCTGATCCTCTCCGATCAGACGCTCCACTTCCACGCCGGAACCAACGAGATATCGGGCTCGGTGATCTGGCAGGGTGTGACCTACACGCCGTGGCCGCTCAAGTGCGCCGAGTTTGCTACGCCCAGCCAAGGCTCCCCGGCACGCCCCAAGCTTCAAGTCGGAAACTTCGGAGGCAACATTTCGGCGCTGTGCCGGCAGTACGAAGACTTGCTATGGGCAAAGATCAAGCGGCGCCGGACGCTGGTCAAGTACCTGGACGCGGTGAACTTCGTCGGCGGAAACCCAACGGCTGATCCAGCTCAAGAGTATCCAGCCGAAACATGGTTCATCACACGCAAGGTCAACGAGACGCCCGCCGCCATCGAGTTCGAGCTTGGCTCGCCGCTGGACTTGCAAGGTGTGAAGTTGCCACGACGCCAAGTGGTGGCCGGCACTTGCCTGTGGAAATACCGCTCTGGCGAGTGCGGCTATGCCGGCGGGCCAGTGGCTGATTATGCAAACAATCCCACCAGCGACCCAGCCAATGACCAATGCAGCCGAACCATGGCCGGTTGCAAGAAGCGCTTTGGCGAATATGGCGAGTTGCCGTTTGGCGGCTTCCCTGGAATCGCCCGCGTACCGAGACTTTGACAATGACCGAACTGCTGAATAAATGCCGGGATGATGCCGAGGTGCATGCTCGCACCGAGTATCCGCGCGAGGCTGTCGGCTTGGTCGTCGCCGTGCGCGGCAAGCCACGCTACATCCCGTGCCGAAACCAGTCAGAAGAGCCTGATCATTTTATCCTGCACCCGGAAGACTACGCCGCCGCCGAGGATCTGGGTGACATCGTGGCTATTGTGCACTCGCACCCAGATTGCGGACCGGAACCCAGCCTGCACGATTTGGCGAGCCATGCGGCCAGCCGGATGACGTGGTGGATTGTCGGACTGAAGGATGGCGCCGCAACCTGGCATGAGATGCCAGCCGCCGGCGAGATGCCGTTGGAAGGGCGCGTGTTCGTCCATGGCGCGATCGACTGCTACACCTTGGTCCGTGACTACTATCGGCAAGAGCTCGGCATCATCTTGCCTGATTTTCACCGCAGGGATGATTGGTGGCACAACGGCGAGAACCTGTATGTCGATAACTTCGCCAAGACTGGTTTTGTCCCGGTCGATACGCCAGAGCAGGGTGATCTGATCGTCATGGCGATCGGCAGCCCTACGCCGTGCCACGGCGCGATCTGGCTGGAGGGTGACGTTCTGCTGCATCACCTCTATGGCCGTCTGAGCTGCAAAGAGGTCTACGGTCGAGCCTATCGTGAGTGTACGACTCACATCATGCGCTACAAGGGAGTGAAAGCCCCTGACGAGGACAGGAGAACCATCAAGGATTGCTCAAGTCGATTTGACGGCATGGGACGATTGATCGCGCCATTCCCGCGAGCAGCCAACCTGTAGGCCCTGTATTTGTTCGCATCTTCGCTGTTAGAGTCGCCAAAACCCATGGAGGCTCAACATGCGAAGAACTCTAATCACCCTGGCACTGATCGCGCTCGCAGGGTGCACAACCCCTGGTGACTTGCTCAAAGGCGATCCTTCGGTGTCAAAAGAAACAAGCAAAGACCCAAAATCAGTCGCGCTCTGCATCTACCCGGAATGGCAGGAATACCAGTCGACGGCCACGATGAGTGAAACAGTAGACGGATATCGACTCGTCTCTGGTAGCGATATGAACGGTCAGACGAATGATGTCCTCGACATCAAGCGATCCGCGAATGGAAGCACAGTTAAGCTTTATCAACGAATGGCCTGGCAGCAGGTCGGTCGCAGCAAGGTTACCGAGTCACTTCATCGCTGCCTGTAGTCAGGGCAGAACAAATCAACCGCCTCCGGGCGGTTTTTTATTGCCTGGAGAAAAGTATGAGCGATGTAGTCAGCCGCCGAACTATGGCCACTATCAAGCTTTCCGGAAGCTTGGCCAAAAAATTCTGGCGGCAGAAGGACTACCTGCTCGAAACCGGCGAAGCCCGAGAAGCTTTCAGTGCCCTGAAGAACACCGTTGATGGGTTCGATGAGTTTATCCGCGACCAAGCTCGCAAAGGCATGCGATACGCAATTTTTCGCAATCGCGAAAACGTTGGAGAGGATCGCCTCGCCATGAGCGGTACGACCGAGATTCGTATTGTTCCGATCATCTCAGGCAGCAAAAACAGTGGCCTGTTCCAAACCATTCTGGGCGTAGTCCTGATTGTTGCTTCGTTCATCCCAGGGTTCCAAGCGCTGATGCCGGTAGGTATTGCCATGACTCTTGGCGGCGTCGTGCAAATGCTTTCGCCGGTACCAAAAGCCCCAAGCCAGCAAGAACAATCCAGCACCGAAAACAAACCCAGCTACCTGTTCAACGGTGCGTTCAACTCCACGCAGCAAGGCCTCCCTGTGCCTGTTGTTTACGGCCACATGCTGGTCGGTTCCAGCGTGGTCGCCGTCGGCACCTGGGCAGAGGCGATTCCTGTATGGGCGAAGTCATTGTCGGCAGGAAGGGTGGGGGGAAGGGGGGGGGTGGCGGCGGTGGTTCGTCTCGCTCCCCAGTAGAAGCGCCAGACAGCCTTCGCTCCAATCAGCACGTAAGGGTGCTGCACGCTATCTCTGAAGGCGAAATCTCCGGCATCACTGGCGCGCAGCAGATCTTCTTCGACGACGTGCCGCTCCAGAACGCCGACGGCAGCTACAACTTCTCCGGTGTCGGCGTCGATATCCGCCTCGGCACTCAAGGCCAAGCCTACATGCCGATGACCGGCCTCGAGGCTGAGCAGTCGGTAGGGGTTGAGCTGAAATACGGCGTAGCCATTGAGCGCGCCATCACCGACACCGACGTGGATGCCACTCGGGTCACGATCAGCGTTCCGCAGCTGAGCGAGCAGAACACTACGAACGGCGACACCACTGGTTCAACTGTTGCTTTCCGGCTGGAAGGGAAGATCGGGGCGAGCGCCTGGTTCCAGCTGTGTGACGACATCTGGGTCACTGGCAAGACCATGAGCCGGACGCAGTTCTCCTATTACGTCCGCCTTCCGGCATCCGGCGGCCTGCCGCGCTACATCCGTGCGACCCGGTTGTCGTCCGACTCCATCAGTGGCGCAGTCCAGAACCGTACCTTCTTCGACAGCTACACCTTGCTGTGGGACGAGAAGCTGCGTTACCCGAACACCGCGATGATCGGCATCTCAATCGATGCACAGCAGTTTTCCAGCATTCCACGCATGGCTTTCCAGATCCACGGTATCAAGGTCCTGGTGCCGAGCAACTACAACACCGGCACGCGAGCGTATACCGGTTCTTGGGATGGCACCTTTGTCCGGGCATGGACAGATAACCCGGCCTGGATCTGGTACGACATGCTCACCAACACCCGCTACGGGCTCGGTGGTTTGCTCGATTCGACGCTGATCGACAAGTACTCGCTGTACAGCATCGCCCAGTACTGCGATGTGTTGGTGCCGAACGGCTTTGGCGGCTGGGAACCGCGATTTACCTGCAACATCGCCCTGACCACCCAGCAAGATGCGTGGAAGCTGGTCAACGACATGGTGTCGGTGTTCCGGGCGATTTGCTTCTGGGCCGGCGGCTCGCTGACTGCTGTGCAGGACGCTCCGCACTCCAGCCGCTACCTGTTCAACAACTCCAACGTGGTCGGCGGCGACTTCAACTATCAGTCGGTCGCGTCCGATCAGCGCTTCAACGTCGCAGCTGTCACCTGGAACGATCCGCTCCAGCAATACAAGCAGTCGGTCGAGATCGTCGAGCGGCCTGAGCTGATCGCCAAGTGGAACCGCATCCAACAGAGCGACGTCGTGGCCATCGGCTGCACATCCCGTGGCCAGGCGCGCCGCCTTGGTCGCTGGTTGCTGTATGCAGAAACTGAGGCGGTTTCCTTTGCCGTCGGTGCTGACGGGGCGCTGCCGCTTCCAGGCGACATCATTGATATCGCTGATGCGAATCGAGCCGGTGCTCGCAATGGTGGCCGGCTCCTGACTGGCAGTACCGCTTCAACGCTACTGCTGGATGCTCCGATCGGCCTGGCCGGTACGGGGACAGTCGGCGTTGTCATGCCAGACGGGTCTTATGCCGTCGTTCCGGCAACCGTCGGGGTTGGCGGAACATCGATCACTGTCTCTCCGCCGCTTGCATCTGACCCTTTGGCCACTGCGCCTTGGGTATTTTCCACCCCTGAACTGGAAACGCAGAAGTTTCGCGTGATCAGCGTTAGCGAAGGTGATGACGGCACCTACGCGATCAGCGGCATCGCTTACGACCCGGACAAGTTCGATCAGGTCGAATTTGGTACGCCTGACGTCGACAATCCGACCAGCATCGTCAATCTCGGCAAACCGGATGCGGTAGGGCAACTCACGTTCCTTGAGTCGCTGTACGACACCGGCACCGGCCTGGCTGCTGCTCGATTGACGGTCAGTTGGACACCGCCGCGACGCGCGATGCGTTATCAGATCGAAGTCAAGAAACCGGGCGGTAACTGGGAGTACGTGACGGAGATCAACACGCCAACGATTGATTTCGACTCGGCTTCATCTGGGCTGTGGTCGGTTCGGGTTACGCCGAAGTCAGTCCTTGGTCTGGCGGGCCCTGGATCGATACAGGAGTACAACGCTCAGGCGCTGCTGGCACCGCCGTCGGCGCTCACCGGTCTGCGACTGGATGTGATCAGCAGCGTGGCCACGCTGGCGTGGGATGCCGCACCGGAGCTTGATGTGAAGCTCGGCGGCAGCATCTCCATCCGGCATACGCGCAATACATCTGCCAACTGGGATGCTGCTTTACCACTGGCTGAAGTGGCGGGGCGGTCCACGTCGTCCGTGGTCGCCTTGCTGCCCGGCAAGTACCTGGCGCGGGCGGTCGATTCCTCTGGTGTCGGTGGGCCGGTGACTGAGGTCTGGTCCGACGCACAGGTTCCGCTGCCGACCAACGTGGTGCTGACCATTACTGAATCACCAGCCTTTACCGGTGTGGCAGTCAACGCGGCGCCATCGGGCGGTCTGCTGAAAATGTCCGGGGCCGGCTTTATCGATGATGTCACTGATATAGATGCTGTCTTGGGCGAGATCGACAAGTTCGGCGGCTCGCTGCTCAGCTCGACCTACAGCTTCACGGCACCTGCTGACCTCGGGTACGTCTACGACTGCACGCTGACGGCCGATGTCGTGGCATCGCTGTATGACGACGGAACCTACATTGACACGATCACGGACTTCGATGCGCTGCTGGGCATTGATGGTGATCCGCCAAATGGCGCCTCGCTGTCGCTTTGGGTGCGCACCTCTGATGTGGTGCTGCCCGAGGTTTGGTCGGCATGGAAGCCGTTTGTTGTCGGCGATTACCGCGCTCGGGTTTTCGACTTCCAGCTTCGCGGCTCGGTCGAGCAGACCACTCACTGGATCGATGTATCCAAACTCGAGGTGGTGATCGACATGCCGGACCGGATCGAAAGCGGAAACGACATCGAGGTTCCAGTGGGCGGGCTTACCGTCACCTACTCACCGCCGTTCAACGCCTCACCGGCCGTCAGCATCACTGCGCAAAACCTCGCGCCCGGTGATTGGCCGGACGTGTCAGCCAAGACCGCAACGGGCTTCACGGTCTTCATTCGCAATTCCAGTGGGGTCGCCCAGTCAGGCCGCTCGATTGACTACATCTCTAAGGGATACTGACTTATGTCGCAACATGATATGACGCTGGACAATGCCTCTGGCCTGGTATTCCGGAATGATGCGAATGCTGCTTTGCAGGCGCTTGCGTCTCAGAGCAGCGGGGCTTCGGCCCCAAGCCCGACATTCCCATGCCAAGTTTGGGGAGACACCGGGACAGGACGTCTCAAACAACGAAACGCAGCGAATTCCGCATGGCTTGATAAAGGTCCGCTGGATGCCCCGCTACGCGACGCGGCAAGCCAGGGTGAATTCGTCGCCGACACCGGTGCAGCCGGCGCCTACGTGTGCAATTTCGTGCCAGCGCTGACCGCGCGAAGCGAGAGCACACCACTCCGCTTCAAGGCTGCGAACGCGAACACCGCCGCAGCCACCATCAACGATGGCTTGGGTGTGGTGGCGATCGTTGGCGCTGCGCATGCGGCACTCCAGGGTGGCGAGATCATCGCCAACGGTATCGCCTGGATTCAATGGAACGCTTCGATTGGTGGCGGCTCGTACGTCCTGCTGTTCTGCACCGGTGCGCCGCAGCAGGTGGCAGATGCGACAAAAAGCAAACATGCAGTGACTCTTGCTCAAATCCAGCCGCCAGTGGTTGGCAGCACCCGCAATGGCAAGATGTCGATTACCGCAGCGTCAGCCACCGCCACCTTTACGGCGGACGAGGTGATCGTCGAAACCGCACTTGGCGGGACGGGCTACAAACTTTCCAGCCTCAGCAAGACCATTAACCTAGGTTCCGTTGGCGCTGGCGGTATGGATACCGGCTCATCGCCTGCAAGTGGATGGGTTGCCATCTACCTGATTTACAACCCGACCACTCTGGCGAGTGCGCTGTTGGCGAAGAACGCCACCGCCGGCGTCCAGACAGAGGTTTATTCCGGGGCGAATATGCCCTCCGGGTACACCGCGTCCGCATTGATCGGGGTGATGCCGACTACCGGCTCGGGCCAGTTTGGTATTGCCTATCTGGATTCGGACTCTCGCAAGGTGGCCACGCCTGATGTAAACGTTTTAAGTACATCCTCCAACTCCGCCGGCCTGACGTCGCTCTCTCTATCGACGGCAATTCCACCCAATGCAAAAAGCGTTGGTGGTTATGTCAAGGTGTCGGCGAGCAGTGCTGGTGACTATGCCGCACGGCTGTCGGCAAACTCCGTGGGCATCGGACAGACATTTGTGACAGGCGGTTACACGAGCGCATCCGGCTATTTCAACTTAGTGGTCATCACGCTGCAAACCATGTGGTATGCGGTGTCGACATCGGCCGGCACGCTAACGGCGCTCATTTATGTCACTTCTTACACCTTCTAAAGGCGGTCATATGCCATACGTTCAATTTTCGGATGCATCGCAGGTGGCAGTGGTTTCGGTGTTTGGCTGTCCGCAGGATCCGGCGGAGTATCCGAACCAGGGGGAAGTGCTTGATGATGATCCGCGTTATCTGGCATTCATTAACCCGCCGCCGGATTATCTCGCCATCAACAGCGCCAAGTTACAGCAACTTATTCAACTTGCGGCAGCCCAAAAAACCGCTCTAACTAATCGAATAGGCGACCTTGAAAGCGCGATCGAAAACATCGGGATTGAAGGGCAAGAGGAGTTCGCGGCCACGCCCGAGGAGGAAGCTGAGTATCCGGTCCGGAAAGCCCAGCTGACGAAATGGAAGAACTACTCCATTTCGTTGGGGCGCGTGACCACACAGGCAGGTTGGCACACCGTCGTTACCTGGCCGGTTCAGCCAACAAGCGGGATGGACCTTACGGTCTCAGCTTCGGCTCCATCCACCGCCTAAGGCGAAACCACCCTGTAAACCGGCCGCCATTGAGCGGTTTTTTTGTGCCAGGAGAAAGCAATGCCCATAACCGCGCAGCAGCTGTTGCAGATACTCCCAAACGCCGGCAAACAAGCCGGCGTTTTTGCGTCTGCGCTGAATCTGGCCATGGAGCGGTTCCAGATCAACACCCGGCTGCGCATGGCGGCCTTCATCGCCCAGGTGGGACATGAGTCGGGGCAGTTCCGCTACGTGAAGGAGCTCGGCGGCGACCAGTACCTCAGCAAGTACGACACCGGGCTACTGGCCAAACGCCTTGGCAATACGCCCGAGGCAGATGGCGACGGCCAAAAGTACCGGGGCAGGGGGCTGATCCAAATCACTGGGCACGACAACTACCTGGCGTGCAGCAAGGCGCTGTTTGGTGATGATCGACTGCTGCGGACACCTGAACTGCTCGAGCAGGCCGAGTGGGCGTGCAAGTCGGCGGCGTGGTTCTGGAATTCGCGGAACCTGAATGCTTTGGCCGATGCTGGCGACTTCAACGGGATCACTCGGCGCATCAATGGCGGCCTGAACGGCCTGGCAGAACGCCTTGCTTTCTACAGCGCCGCGATGAAGGTGCTGGTATGAGCATCTGGCTGCGCATCCTTCCTTATATAGCGGCGGTCGCTCTGGTGGCCGGCGCGTTGTTCGGCGCCTACCACCACGGCCTTTCAGTCAAGGATGCTGAGTGGCTGGGCAGGTGGAATGACCGCAACACCCTGGACGCCAAGGCGCTGGCCGCCAATGAGTCCGCTGAACGCGTCAAAGAACAAGCCCGTCAACTCTCGACCAACAAGGCGATTCAAGATGGTCAACGCACGATCGATCAAGCAACAGCTGATGCTGCCAATGCTCGCGCTACTGCTGACAGCCTGCGCGGGGCGGCCGACGACCTTGCCGGTCGACTCGCAGCCAGTGAAGCCAGCGGCAATTCCTGCACTGCCGCCGCAAGCAAGGCAGCTACCCGCGCCGCAATGGTGCTTGCCGACGTGCTCAAGCGCGCTGACCAGCGAGCGGGCGAACTGGCTGAAGCTGCTGATCAAGCCCGAGCCAGGGGCGTGACCTGCGAGCAGGCCTATGATGGTCTGGGTCGGTAGCCTTCTGTCGAAGCCGGGTTGAATGCTGGCTCGCTGTTTTGGATGCTGTTTGTTTATCCAGTATTCGAGCAGGCCATGTACTTCCTTATTACTGTCATGAGAGAGAGGGGCGTCGCACGCTCTTGGAAAGACATCCACGGCGCCACGCCGATCAGGGGTGACATCAACATCAGAAACCAGATGTGCCAGCAGTTGAATCGGACCAGCGATATCGCCGAGATGAATCCGCCGGGTATGCCGCTGGATAAAGTGCCATTGCTTCCGCTGCTGGACGCGCGGCTTTCAGGTATGGCGACTAACGCTTTCACGATCAGCGGCCTGGAAGAGATCGACGGCTGCCTGTATGCGCAGTCGTGGTATTGCAGGGAGGTTCGATAG